CCCGCAGGCGGTTCCGCCGGCGGAGGCGAAGCAAACCGGCAAGGCCCGCGGGTTCGACTTCCGGAAGGGCGGTGGGAAGTGAGAATCGCGCGCGTAGAAGTGACCGACATCCGCTCCATCGCCTCGATGGTTCTGGAGCCGAAGGCGCTGGTGATCCTTTCGGGAGATAACGGCGTCGGGAAGACCAGCGTCCTGATGGCGATCCAGAGCGTCTTCGAGGGGGGGCACTCACCCTGCCTCCGGCGCCAACTCCCGAGCGGCCAGTACGTCAAGAAGGGGTCCGTGAAGCTCACGCTGGACGATGGCACAACCATCCAGCGGGACATCACCGAGACCCGCTCAACGCTCACCATTACCCAGCCGGACGGAATCGAAGTCAAGCAACCACAGGCGTTTGTGGAGAAGCTGGCCACGTCGTTCGCGTTCGATCCCTTAGCCTTCGTAGCCGCCCGCCCGAAGGAGAGGTTGGCTTATCTTCAAAAGGCCATGAACCTCTCTTTCGCGCCGGAGGAAGTGGCGGCGGTTACGGCCAGTTACGGGTTGTCGCCGGCTAAGCCGGTGGACCTCGATGGGCTCGAAGCCATCCGGCGGCAAATTTACGATTCGCGAACCCGCGAGAACACGCTCGACAAACAGGCCGCGGCCACGGCAGAGCGGCTGAGCGGCGCCATGGCCGAAGATGAGGGGACCGACTGGGCCTCCCAGGTTTCCGAGGTTCAGGCAACGCGGGACGCCGTACAAAAGTCCGTCGCGGATCGGAAGTTGGCGGTATCCTCCGAGGCCGGGACCGCCAGGCTCGGCATCCACCGCGACATCGACGCGCAGATCAAGGCGTTGGAGGTGGAGCGGGAGCGCCAACTTGGCGCTATCGCTACAGCGGAGCAGGCCGCGAGCGATGAGATTGACGCCGAAGTTCGGCCGACGCTCGATGCCCTGACCGCGCAACTCGCCACCGCCCAGGAGCGGGCCCGGCGCGCGGCGCAGAACGGCGTCTTCCGCCAGGAGATTGAGGCGGCACGGATGTCCAGCGACTCCCACAAGGAGATCTCCGCCGGCATGACGGACGTGCTGAAGGCACTGGACGCCATGAAGACGGCAAAACTGGAAAGTCTTCCGTTGCCGGGGATTGACTTCCGCGGCGTGGACCTCTACGTCGACGGCCTGCCCTTCGACGCGCTGAATGACGGCGCGAAGTACCTGCTGTCGTTCCAAGTGGCCGATCTCATGCCCGGGCAACTTGGGCTCCTGATAGCCGACCGCGCGGAAATCCTGGGGCAGGAGAATTGGGAGATGTTCAAGGAAGCGGCCGTGAACTCCGGCCGGCAGGTGTTCGTATCGAAAGTAACCCCAGGACCGCTTGAGGTAACCGTTCTTTAGATGCCGAGGCATACGGCGCCCGGTAAGGAAAGGGAGGAAACGGATTGAGCAACAAACTGATCTTTCGCGGGGCGCGCGTGCGGTACTTCGACGTGCGCGACTCCAAGGCGGGCGTCTCGACGCTCATTTACGTGACCACCGACTTCTCGGATCCGATTCGGGAGGCGATGGGGTGGAAAGAGCCTGGCGTGATTTCAGGCAAGATGGGTGGGGAGTTGAACGCCACGCGATTCATCCTCACGCCCAACCAAAAGGAATTGCGGCAGCACGAATTGCAGATGGGCGCCGTGACTGTCGACGACTTCCAGTACTTCGAAGTCAAAGACCGCGGGAACGAGACGACCAGTGAAGAACTGCGGTTCATCATCACAACGGCGGACAACGGCGCTGCCGGCTTGGTCGAGCAGTACATGCGGACAGTGGGGACGTCGGAAAAGTCCATCGGGCAACTTCGGATCAACTATGAAGTGCAGATGAAGTTGGAGGACAAGGGGGACGGTGCGGACGACGAAAAGGAAGAGGCCGGGCCTTGCGTTGACTGCAACAATGGGGTGCCCATGCTGGACGGCGACCCCACGATGCACGCCAGCGGGCAGCCGTGCTCGGCGTACGAGGGCGATACCGGCGGCCCGGCGCTCGCCAGTGCGGTTCTGATGGGCGGGTCTCACCAGCGCGGCAAGAAGCGCGGCGGCCGCGGGAAGGTGATTGACGTGGTTCCGGAGCAGGTGAACTGACGGGCTTGCTGGCGGCGCGGCGACCATGCGAGTACAGCCGCCAGCATCTTTTCCGGAAAGGCGGGAGTTATGCCGCGACCTGGCGCAATCACCCAAGATCAGAGGGACCGCTACAACCGGCAGCGCCGGAAGCGATGGGAGGAGCGTTCGCGGCACGATCCCGAGTGGAAGCAGCGGCAGTTAAACAACCGTTCCGCATGGGATAAGTTGGGGACAATTTCGGAAGCAGTTGCGAAGGATAACGCATGACTACCGACGAGTCCGCAGAGGGAGGGAAGCGATGACGATCACAGTATTCGGGACTCCAGCGCCCCAGGGCAGCAAGTCCTTCAAGGGCATGGCCGGTGGACACGCGATTCTGGCGGAATCATGCCGGTCCGTCAAGCCCTGGAGGCAGGATGTCAGAGCCGCGGCTATCGAGGCCATGGGCGGAGCTGGCAAGGGGCTGGCGGGCCCCGTGCGAATCGCCATGACGTTCACCATGCCGAAGCCTAAGAGCGCCCCCAAGCGCCGAAAAATATGGCCTGACCGCAAGCCTGACCTCGACAAGCTCTGCCGGAGCACGCTCGATGCACTGGTGCAGGCAGGAGCGATCGAGGACGACGCGCGGGTGGTTCACATGCACGCCTACAAAGTGTTCCCCTCCGAGGGATACGATTCGCTGGCCGTGCCCGGGGCTGTGATTACCATCGAGGAGGTTAAGGATTAAAATGTGGACCAACTGGATCATCGGACCGCCGACGCCGGAGCAAGTGGTGGAGCAGGCGCGGAAATACCCGGCAGTTGAATTGCACGGAGGTGCGTGGGGATATTGGCAGGATGGAAACTCTGGCGGTATTAGAATCCTTGCCCGAATAAACGACGGGAGAATCGAAGCATCCCCCTGCTTTCTGAAACAAGGCCGCTATCTTCCCCTTTCCGCCGAAGGGCTTCCGGTGGATTACGCCCAACTGCGCGAGGTCGCAGAGGCGGCAAAGGATATCGTGCTGGGAAACAGTTCGCTTGATCGTAATGCGACCGGATGCGTCTGCCCGATAGTCTGGCAAGCTGAGTGGGACGCCATTCGCGCCGCGCTGAAGGAATTGGAGGAAGCGTGTTAGATCCGAATGGCGAAGACGCTCGAAAAATCGCTGCGATGGTGGAGCAGAGGAAGTGTCCCGATTGCTCCGCTCTCCGCTCTGAGATAGCGCGAATCCGAAAAATCGCGGTCGATAGGTTAGAAGAGCAGCGCAAGCGGGCGGAGTTGGCAGAAGGTGATTACGCCGCACTCCTCACGCGAGTGCTATGGCAATTGCGCGCTGCGCTGGCCAAGACAGACCCCGCTACCTGCGCCCACACGCATATCCATCGCGGATACTGTCCGGAATGCGCCAGGAATGAGTTGCCACCCACCGGCCCCGTGTTGGCGGAGTTGAAGAGGCTGAGCGCGGAAGCCAGGTCGATCCATAACTGCTTCAATGAAGCGACGGCGGAACGCGAGTTTAGGATTTTATTGGCGGAAAACGCCGATTCCCTGATCCGCGCCGCAGAGGAGCGTGCCGCTAAGGATGCCGAGATCGAGAGGCTGGCGGAAGAGCTTACTCGGGCGAATCGCAATAACCATGAGCGCAATGTCGCATTGGACGCGCTGCACTACGTTTGGTGTAGCGGCGGATGTGAAGGCGGCGTGCATCGCTTTGGGGATCGCCCGCCGCTTACCGAAGAGATCGTGCATTCCGCGCTATACAATACGCGCAGGCTGGTTCGTTATTTCGAAAACTTGGAGCACAGGAAGCTGAGCGATTCCGGGGTCAAAGCAAACTGGGAAGAACGCGTGCGGATGGCCGCCGAGCGCGACGAACTCCAACGCCAACTGGCCGCCGTGGAGCAATCCAACCGCGTGGCAGAGGACCTGCTCAATCAGCGGGAAGCGGATCTGGCGCTCGAAGCGCGCCGACTCGACCACATCCTAGATTCCTTCGACGGAGATGAGGAAATCAACGGAGCTACAGCTATGGATTACTGGGACGCCGATGCCATGGACGCCGACGAAACGAAGGAACTTCGGAGGGCATGGCGAGAGGGCATTGATGCCGCCATGCGCGGGGAAGAACCTGCCGTGAAGGAGAATCCTAATGCCTGAAGACAACATGCTGAAGCGGGCGCGGAAGTTCTACGGGAATAAACTGCGTCCGCACTTGGCTCATGAAGGTCCGTGTGCGATTCACATGATTGAGGCTGAGTTCCGCGCCGTGCGCCGTGAGGCGCTTGAGGAAGCGGCAAATATCTGCGCTAATCACACGTGGGCGCTCGATGCGCAGCAGGAGATTCGCGCCGCGCTGGCCAAGAAGGAGGACGCTGATGCCGAATGACCTAACCCCCGCTGTGTTGGATGCCCCTACCCAACGTGACCTGAAGTGAAGCTCCCGGTAATCGACCAAACCGCCTGGATCAACCGGGGCAACCGGCCCGAGAAGGTGACGGCGCGGGCCGTGCGCATACCGCAGAGCAGGGCGGCCACCGTCGGCGGAAAGGGCGTCCACATGGAGGCCCCTGGGATCAAGGCGGTGATGACGGCACCGCGGCAGTTCAAGGCGACGGATCTCCACCGGGAGAATGCGCGCAAGGACAAGCCGGCCGCGCGCGCGCCGCGCAAGCGTGCCTCTGCCGAGGGGAGCGTGCGGGTCTGGCGGGCGGCCGGGGCGGCGGTACCTGCCCCAAAGAGGGTTAATGCGCCGGTCGTAAGCCTCTGCCCTTATTGCGGCCTGAAGTTCCTGAGTCTCAATGCAATGGAGCGACACCGCCCAAAATGCTCGAAACGACCGGATATGAGTCCAAAGCCGCGCACCTGCCATGTATGCGGCCTGGCGTTCCCGAGCCGGGCGGCTTGGGGTGAGCACTACTCTGTGGCCCACTTTGCCGAGCTGGGGCCGCCGGTGTTCGGAGGAAAAACCTCTTGACGCGGGGCGACTGGTGGGCGTATTCTGGATTTGACCGTTGTCGCCTGGCCAGGCGCGGCGGCCGTTGTGAATTGCCGGCGGGGGTTCGGAGGTCACTCCAAGCCGCCTACCGGACCCTCGGCAATCTGAGGGCTTGGAGTTAAAAGTGCCGAATCGAATCCTGCGGGATGGCATTCTTGATAGCCGCCCGATCAATTCCCTTTCCGATGCTGGAGAGATTTTCTACCGGCGCCTGATGTCTGTGGTTGATGACTACGGGCGTTTTCAGGCTGATCCCGAAATACTCAGGGCACGCCTTTTCCCTCTTGCCTTGGACCGCTGGCCGCTATCACGCGTGGAGCAGATGCTGGCGGAAGTTTGCAGATGCCCCACAGATGATGGCCATTTGCTGGTCAGTTGCTACGCAAGTGATGGTCAAACCAAGAAGTACATACAAATCTATAACTTCCGACAGAAAACAAGGTCTCCATCGAGGTATCCTGGGCCGACTGACCAGCAGATGTTGGTCACGTGTGGGTCAGATGTGGTACAGATGCGCACGTATGCGGAGTCGGAGTCGTATGCGGAGACGAAGGCGGATGCGGATGCGGATGCGGATGCGGAGACGGTATCCCAGCATCCCGTCTCACCTCCGCTGAATGGAAAAGGAGATGCTGTGGTTATTCGTAGCCGTCCAGAATGGGAATCCGACGCCGCCTTTCAGGCTTTCGCATCGGATTATCGGAGGACCGGGGCCGCGCTTATCGATGATGACTTCCGGGAGGCGTTTCAGTTTGCATGGAAGCCGCTCGATTTTGAGCAAAGGATGGAACGGCACAAGGCACTCATCGAAAAACTGACGCGGGGATACTTTAATAACCCGCAGATGGTTCCGCGTCCGAAGAAGTTCCTGCTATCGGAGTGGAAGCGCCCAGTTGTTGTCCCTATGCCCCGTAAAGAGTCCAGATCCGAGATGCTGGACCGCCAGGCCATGGAAGCGTTGGAGGAAATCGGTGGTCAATAAAAAGGCGCTTGAGGATCAAATCAGCCGGCTGCTGAGGTTGCCGTACGCTCCCAGCGAAGCCCGCGATGCCAAGGAACTGCGTGGGGAGTTCCGGTCGGTGCTGGTGAATTGTTCCTCGGACGCGCATCTGGTGGCGGTGGTGGACTCCCTGGTGCGAACACGGCAGAACGACGGCCGCGGCGGGGAAATCGCGCGAGTTCCGGCGCCGGCCGACGTCCACGCCGCAATGTCTCAGGTGTGTCCACCGGAGCATGCAAAGGCGCCATCTAGTTGCGGGAAGTGCGCGGGAGGGTTCATCCAATTAGAGCGCATGATGAAGATCGGCGGGCTAGAAGCGGCGAGGTACCCGTTCGCGGACTACTGCGAATGCGCGCTTGGGGAATTTCTGCGCGCCGGCCACCGGCGTCACACGGAAGAGCGCATGGAAAAGGCACACCGATGAGTTTGCTTGAGCGGATAGCCGAAGAGCGGCGCGCGGAATTGAAATCGGCGGCTGCCCACGTTGACTGGCAGCAGGTCATCCTGAACGGCGGCCCGCCGTGTTTCTACTTGGAGGAGCGGGGGCGCTTCTGTTTGCGGGCGCAACGATGGGGCGGCCACAATAAGCCAAACGCCTTCCACCGCTTTACGCCGCTTGACCACTGGATGTCCACCCTAGTTGACCTCGCTGCGACCTATGACCGGATGGGGGAATGGTGCGACCGGAACGACGGCGCGATCTGTGATGTGGCGCGCGTACGGGCGATCTTGGAGGGCAAACTTCGATGAGCCCAGCCGTCGCCCGGCGCCGCCGGTACCGCACAGACCCGGAGTACCGCGCCGCCATCCAAGCATCGAACCGGAGAAGCACGGCGCGGGGTGGCGAGTACTACCGCAAGATGAACGCCCTGTGCTCAAAGATCTGCCGTGTGCGAGATTCCCTCGATGCCCGGTTGCGGCACGCTGAGCGGCTGGAGAAGCGGTTGCTGGCGTTGCAGGCAGAGAAAGAGGCGCTGCGCGAGCGGCGGGCGCGGGGGGAAGTGTGACGCCCTACTATCAGGACGGACAGTCCAATATCTCGCTTTACCAGGGCGACTCCATTACCGTCCTGCGGGCGCTTCCCGCCAACTCCGTCCACTGCTGGCACGAGCCCGCCATCGGCCCGGTGGACTGGCGCGGGTGGGAGTTCCTGTCTTGGCTCGTGGTTGGAGGCCAGAGCGCCGGTGATGCTCCGTTCGACTTGCAGTGGGCGCGGGATGCGATTGCGTGGGGCGCGCGGTCTGGAGTTCCGATCAAAATCAAGCAATTGGGGTCGCACCCGATAATCTCTCGGGATCGCTGGCACAATGACCCAGCCATCAAGGCCATCGACAGGGAGGGCGGCCCGTTCGTTGATCTAATCGTCACCGACCGGCGTGGCGCTAACTGGGATGAGTGGCCGGCGGAGGTGCGCGTGCGGCAAATGCCGGAGGTGAAGCGGGTATGAATGGGGTTGAACTGATTGCTACGGAACGACGGCGGCAGATAGATGTGGAAGGCTGGACGCCAGAACATGATGACATACATTGCGGAGCGGAGATGTCAGAGGCGGCTGCCGGGTACGCTCACACGGCGAACCTGCAACTGCATGGCTATCGCAATCTTGCGCGCGACGTGCCTTACCTCTGGCCCTGGGACGAAAAATGGTGGAAGCCGTCCCCAAATCCCATTTGCAACCTCGTCAAGGCAGGAGCACTAATTGCTGCTGAAATTGACCGGTTGCAGAGGCAGATGCCGGAGGTGAAGTTATGAAAACTCGCGACGTCAGCGTGGGTGCATTGGTTAGAATCGTACTTCCTGGACGCCGTGGTGTTGATCTTTACGTTCGAGAAATACAGGACGGAAGAGTTGTCCTACGTAGGTCTATGCGTGGGCACAGGGGTGGCTGGTGGTTGCCATTTGGCTCTGTACTTTCTCATGGTGAATTATTGTCTCCAGGAGAAGCCGGGCTGAGAGTAGGAGATAGGATGCCGGAGGTGAAGCGTGCCCTGTAGATCTGTGAACCTACCTGGCGGGGGATACGCCATCGTGTGTGGCCGCGGCGAGCGCCCGAAGCAGTGCTGCATCTGCGGCCGCGCCGGAGGGAAGTTGTGCGATTATCCCCTGCGCGGCGAAAAGTCTGGGAAGACGTGTGATCGGCCACTGTGCTCAAAGTGCGCCGTTCACTCCGCGCCGCACGATATTGACCTTTGCCCTTCGCACGCCGCGCTGGCCAAGAAAGAGGATGGGAAGCGATGACGATCACAGTATTCGGGACTCCGGCGCCGCAAGGCTCGAAGTCCTTCAAGGGTATAGCCGGCCACCGGCGTCACACGGAAGAGCGCATGGAGAAGGCGTACCGATGAACCGGGCGGTGGAAGAACTGCATGAGCGGCGCGCGAAGGAGGAATTGGGTGGCTGACACAGTGGCAAGATTCCAAGACTGCGAGTGCATCGCGTGTGGGCCGGAGGGTTGCGCCTGTGGAGACGATGAGCGCGCCCTGCGGCGAATTGCCGCGCGACAGTGGCCGTACGGGCCGATGACCCAGGAGCAACGGGAGTGGTGCGCGCGGGAGGCGGACTCGGCGTGGGAGGGCTCGGCGGACTACGAAGACCTGATTTTATTGCCCGACCGTGACCTGGCGGCCGATGTGCTACAGGCGTGGAACGACTACGTGAGGTGCAATTGCTTATGAGCCCAGCCATCGCCCGGCGCCGCCGGTACCGCACGGACCCGGAGTACCGCGCCGCTATCCTGGAATCCAACCGTCGCGGCCGGGCACGCGGTGGTGAATATCGCAAACGTATGGACGCTCTAGCGGCCACGATCTGCCGGGTGCGAGATTCGCTCGATGCCCGGTTGCGCCACGCCGAGCGGCTTGAGAAGCGGCTGCTGGCGTTGCAAGCGGAGAAGCAGGCGCTGCGCGAGCGGCGGGCGCGGGGGGAGTTGTGATACCCTACTGGGGTTGCTCCCATACTGTGGTATTCTGGGATCATGCCGAATGCGAAGGGCCAGTTTCAACGCGGAGAACATTGGAGGACACCGCAACCATACTGGGATCGCGCGTGGCTTGACCATGAATACACAGCCGAAAGACGCAGCGCCTCCGATATTGCAGCACAGTTTGCTATCACGGAAAACAGCATTCTTTTTTGGCTTGGGAAGCACGGGATTCCCCGCCGTTCTATCTCCGAGATACGGGAGCGTAAACATTGGGGATTGGCCGGCGCGGCCAATCCGATGTACGGAAAGGTCGGAATACTTAACCCGAGATGGAAGGGCGGGCTCACTCCGGCGCGTCAGGCAATTTATGCAAGTTCCGATTGGAAGTCCGCTGCCCGCGCTGTCAGGAAAAGGGACAAGGCGTGCCGCCTATGCGGATGTTGTAAAGATACGGAGATCCACCACATCGACCCGTTTTCGCAGGCTCCCTTATTGGTCATGGATGTGGGTAACATGATTTTGCTTTGCGGTGCCTGTCACCGCAAGATGCGTGGAAAGGAAAACAGGTGGAAGAAGAGATTGTTCCGGTTGATCGGAGAAAGGGGGTAATTGGTACGGTGAGTGACCATCAAATTCAGCCGATGTATGACGAATCCGGCATAACCATCTATCAAGGGGACGCCTTGACGGTCCTGCGGACGTTGCCAAGCGAGAGCGTTTCTTGCTGCGTAACCTCCCCACCGTACTGGTGATGAGGACTTCGAGACTACGGCGTGGAGGGGCAGCTTGGCCTTGAGAAGACGCCGAATTGTGGGGCGCATGGGCTTATGCGACTACGGCGCGATTTAACAGACGAGCAGCGAGTGTACGTGGTTCCTGGCGCCCCGCAACGCGACTCGTCGGGCGGGTTCCCCCCGTCGTACAGGGGAAGCTCATTCCAGACCGGAAAGACCGCCGCAAGCTGGAGCAACATTGGCCAGGGCCCGCGATACGATCACGCCGGCCGAAACCGGCGCTCAGTCTGGACCATCGCTACCGAGCCATTCCCAGGCGCCCACTTCGCCACGTTTCCTCCAGACCTGATTCGGCCCTGCATTCTCGCAGGATGCCCGCATGGCGGCGTGGTACTGGATTGCTTCGCCGGGAGCGGGACCACGCTCCAAGTGGCTAAAGAATCGCAATGCGGTGCAATCGGCATCGAACTGAACCCGGAATACTGCGGGCTGATTACGGATCGGTTGCAGCAGGCGGTGTTCAACTTCGCTTCGGAGGTCGCTTGACTGATCCCTGCCCCAAGTGTGCGCCTCAAGACGGAGCGTGGCAGGAAACCCCCACGGGGTTACGGCGCTGCGATTGCGCCCGCGGCAAAGAGTTGGCGGCCGGCGATGCGCGGCGCCGCAACGCGGTGCCACTTTGCAGGCATTGCAGCACCGAAGTGCCAGCCGGGCGCCGCACATTCTGTTCTTCGGGTGCGTCCATGAATGGAAACTCAACGGAAGAGGCTAGCAAAGCGATGAGCGCGCCAATCCAGATAATCGACCTATGGCCGCGCGAGAGCGAGTGCGTGTTATGTGGCGAGCATCTATGGGGCTGCAAACTCGGGTTGCCGATGTATGAGGGCGAAGTGGTCCCCGACGACTGGCCAGGTGAGTGGGCGGGATTCGACGTGTGCGCGCCGTGCTACGTGAAGCATCGTCCGGGCACAAAAAAGCCCCTTGCCGCGTGAGCGACAAGGGGTAGGAGCCTTTCGGCTTATTCGAAAAGCGGGAACTGGGCATCGCCGCCAAAGAGGGGCGATTCCGCGATCGGACGTTTCCCAGCGTCGAGGCGCCGGGCGGACTTGGTGGCGAATTCAGTGGTCACCTGATCGGCCGCAAGGCGCGTCTGGTACTCCAAGTCGGCCGCGCCGGGGATTGGCGGCCGGTTGGCCTTCTCCCAGTCGTTGCAGTTGAGCCCCACGGAGTTGGTCTTGCGGCACTCATCCAGATAACTGCGGTAGCCTTCGGTGTCGAATCGCATCTTCAATCTCCAATCCCAATTCCCCCAGACGTGCGCCGGGGTGTACCATCGGTCTTCGGGTTTCTCACCAAACGGGAATGCGCTCAGGGTGTTCGCCCTAATTACGACCGCAGGTACGTGGAGCAGCGAGAGTTGCAGGTAGCACATGTGGCATACTTTCAAATCGCAGTCGACGGCGGTGACGTGCAGGTGCTGCTGGTAGTTGATGCCTTCGTCTTTCATGGCCTGGGCGAACGCGATCACCATGGCGCCGGATCCGCAGGCGGGTTCCGACACGGTGATGAACTTGGTGGCGGCAATCTGCGCTTCGAGGGTGGCCTTGTCCCCCATGGTCATCTTCGCCATCATGCGGCAGATTTCGTATGGCGTGAAGAACTGGCCGGCGTACTTGTTGTGGAGTTCGAGTTCATGGAAGAGCCGGCCGAGAACATCGGCGGGCCCTCCCTCTTCGAGCTGCATCGTCAGCATACCCAGCAGTTCGGGAAAGCAGTTCACTTCCTCCGGAGTGTACCGCTTGACGATCTGCATGTAGCGGGCTTCGCGCGCTTCGCGGCGCGGGATGTCCACGGCGTTGCTGATCGAGATGGCCGCGGCTTCGATGAAGTCGCAGAAGACTTCATGGACGCCATGGCTGTAGGCGAGCTTTTTGATGAGCGAAGCCATGGTCTCGGAGGATGGCTTGCTCATGGTTCGTCCCCCACAATCTGCCCCACGCCGCTCATCAGGCTTCGGTGAAACCGAATGTTCTCAAATACTCTGTGGCGGATAGCCTTCGCAGTGGGCAGGTGGCCCACGTATGCGGCCGTGATGAAACCCTTGTGGTGTTGCAGGTCAACGCACCAGTCCGAACCGGAGCGAAAGAGTCTGATGCGCAATCCAGTGACCCCGCTCATGCAACCTCCACAAAGAACACCTTGGGGTGTCCAGGGTTGACGCCCGTGTACATCCGGGCGGTCTCGATCAAGTCATTGACAGTGGCGATGGCGTCTTCGCCGGCCATACCGTTCTCGGTTTCCTCTTCGGTCTTCGTGCGGGCTAACTGGTCGACGAACGCTACCAAGTTTGCCATGCGATCCACGGCATCGCTGGCACGGTCGGCGCTGCGGGGCATTACCGTGGCCTCCGCTTGCAGTGGGGTTCATGGGCGCGGCGTTCCCGCGCTGGCATTGGTTTCTTGCACCACGCGCAGGGGGCGAGCAACGGTGGGCGCCCCCTGCCTTTCGGTTGTGTCTTCATGTCTTTATTATGGCACAAATTCACATATTCATGCGATTGCCCTCTTGGCTTTCAAGATCATGGCCTTCCACGCCGGCACACAGAGGAAAGACGTCGGCTCTTTCTGGCCGCTCGGGAAGCGGTAAGAGTGGCCGTACATCTCCCACCCGTGGAGCGCGGGGTATTCACTCAGGCCGGGGATTGGCTCTTCTGGCGTAACAGGCCAGCACGGGTCGATGAACTCGCCGTCCATCCACCGGAGCAAGTCCCCGGATCTACTAGCGCCGCGATCCACGCGCACCAGGATGCCGGGCGAGTCGAACTCCAATTCGTGAGTGTCGCCGCTCTCCGCGAACCCCTTCAGGAACGTGACGCGGATGTAGCAGCCGGCGATCAGCCGGTAGTCGTCGAGCACGCGACGCTCGATTTCCTCGCGGGTCATGGGCATAAGGCGGCGATCTCCTTGATGATTGGGGCGGCGGAGAGCCACTGGGGGCCCTCCGTCGCATCGAATGCAGGGACGCGCGCGTGAAGCTGTTCAGCGAGCCAGCGCGCGGCTTCAAGTTTGTGGTCGGTGAGCACGGCATCTCCCGTGGGAATGTGCGTGACGCTGAACGGGTCGCGCAGTATGGTGGCGCCGCAAGAGGCGTGCACCGCCCAAGCGCCATAGACTTCGGCCTGGATGGGGCGGTGCTCGCCGGCGCGGCTTCCGCTTCCCTTGAGCGCGATCACTACGGACGCACTGGGGTTGAAATCTCTGGTGGCGGCTGCGGGCATGGTGTCCCTTTCTGGATACACATGGCATCCCATGAGTACGGCAGCACCCGATGACAATCGTGGCACTGCACGGTCGCGTTCTGGCCGCCGGAGCGGCGGGGCGACTGGGGAAAGCTGATGTTCTGGTGCGGGCATAGCCCGACGGCTATCAGCACTTGGGTAAGGAGCCCGCGGCGGGGCTCCCGGATCAGTGAGTCGCGGCTCATAATCCGAAACTCCTCAGCACCCGGCTCAGGTCTGCCTGTGCGCGTAGAGCGGTCGCGGTATCAGCGGCGGCTTGCGTCGCGGAGCGGCGTTCCCTCCATTCGGCGCTAATGAGTTTATGCGCCCGGCGCATGTGCTCGACGATAATCTGATCGTCGGTCGGCAGGACCTGGACCAGCGCGGCCCCAAGCTCGCCCATGGCTTCTTCGATACGGTCCATTAGCGGGATCTCCTGGCGGCGCTCGTAAACAGCGCGAACACAACGGCGAACGTGCATCCAACGAGCACGTATTGAGGGTCGGGCGCGTCTTCGAGAAGCACGTACCCGCCGGTTGCGAAGGCGGCGCCCATGGCGATAAGTGCGAACAACTCTTTCATAGTTTCCTCCTGAGACTAAAATTCTGGCAAGCCAGAAACTTACGCAGCGCGCGGAGGCGCCGCTCATGCCGCTCCCGCGCCGCCCGGATGGCCTGCTCCACCAGCCACCCAAAGATGGCCAGCAGTAAGCCCACCATCAACAACAGCGCCGGCCAGTTCTCGCGGACGAACTGAATCACCATCACGCGACTCCTTCATACATGATAACGACAGCGGTGTCCGTTATCGCATGTTCTCCGGGGTCGATCAACGTCGGCTCCCCGGTTCGGTGGCGGACGAACTGCCGGTGCAGGTCTTCCATCTGGGCCTTGAGAATGTCGAGCACGCAGATCAACTCCGGATTGTCCATGATGAGCGCGTTGAGGGAGCGGGTGGTGAGACCGGCGATGTCGCCGGCCTCCAAAAGGTGAGCGCAGAGGCCACAAAGTGCCCAATCCCCCACGCTCTGCTGGTCGAACGTGGGGGTGGACAGGTGCGTGGTGAATGTGCGCGCCGGGTAGCGCCATGCGGGGCGCGGGGCACTGCATATATCGCAGCGGAGGGGCATCAGTCGTCCTCGCTGAATGCGCTCAGGTTGAATGCGCGCCGCGGCGCGGCCTGGACCATCGTGTCGACGGTCGCCTTGATGGCCGCGAACTGCTGGCCCACATACTGGCGCGTGCGGTCGTTGTCGCGGAGGGAATCCACATCCACCCCGGCGACTACCTGCCGGGCGCGCGCGACCAGTTGCTCCAGTTCGGCATCGTTGGCGATATTGCGGTCACGGAACAGTTCCAGGAAGTTGTTCAACTTCGGCAGCATCGAGTCGTAGATTTTCTTGCGTCGGCCGGTGGCGGACGGCTCAGTCAGAACCTCAACCATGTGGTCCACTACCGTCTTCATGCCGGCGCGGAGCGCTTGGGTGGCGATGGCTCCAGCTTGCGCCCACTGCCGCTGGACGGTGGCCCTGGACTCTTCGAACGCCTCTTGGCTGATGCGCTCCAAGTTCCCTGCCGCCGCATACTCCATATACTGGCGAGTGAACACGAACCGGGCGCCGATCTCTTCGGGACTGGGGTAGTCCTTCGGGTTGAAGTTCCCACCCAGGAGGTCCTCGGCTTCGCGGATGCGCTGCGGGATGGCCGCGACGAACCCGGCAACGAGCGCCGTGCGTTCGGCCATCCGCTGCTTCAGGTACGCCTCCACGCGCGCGTACAGCCTGATGGGCAGCAGGTAGATGCCCTTCTGGAAGGGGGACGGCAGGCAGCGGGCGTACAGCCATTCCCGCGTCTGGCCATCGTGGCTGTTGATCTCCGACAACTCGATGGACTCCATGAGCGATTTCGTCGCCCGGATCATCTTCGGGTCGCCATCGGCTACCATGACGCCGCCGCCGTTGAGCACGTCTTCGATGGCGCCCTCGGCGTTCTTCGTCGCCTTGCTGGTCTTCACCTTGCGCCGGTTGCCGAAGCCTCCCAGCGTCACGTCCACCAGGATGCACTTCTCGCTGATGGGCGCGCTTGCCTGTATCTCGATGTCTTTGATGTCGGTGGGCATTGCGATTTCCTCTTTCGGGGAGTCCTCGCCTGGGGTCCAGACGGTGAACTCGTAATCATCGTCGGCGTCGATGGAGCGTTGCAGTTCCAGGGCGTCAATAACTTGATCGTCCAGGATGTGCGCTACCTTCACGCCGCGGCGGGCGAGGGGCAGGGCCAGATCCTCATGCTGTGGGGTACCGCCGGGGATCTCCTCCTCAAACAGCAGCATCACGGTCTCGCTCATCCCCGCCAGGCGGTTGAGTGCCGCCGGGGTGATGTTCGTGGAGTTGCAGCGGTCGCTGACGTTGCGGTAGGAGGCGCCGAACGCGGAGCGCAGAACCTCGGGGGTGAGCATCGCGCCGGGCTTCTCCGGGCGCCAGTCCAGGATCACGGTGGTGGAGAGCGCCTTCACCAGGGAGCGCAAGATTCCAAGTCGCATCCCTTGCCTGCCAGTTCCAAGTCCTGTAGAATAGATCATAATCGGTGTCCTTTCAGCGGGGCGGCGGTCGGGGGTGGCACTCCGGCCGCCGTTTTCGTTTCTACATGGCTGCCCGCGAGGGGAAGCCGGTAACAGTTGAAGTTCCGCCGCCGATGTGGATCTCCACGCGGCGCGGCCCGGCGAAGTCCGCCATGGTGAAGCGGGTGCGTTCGCAGAGTTCCAAATGCTGGTTGGCGCTCGCCAGTAGCGAGCATTGCGCATCGGCGCGCGTCGGGTTCATCGTGGACATCGGGCGCGTGCGGTCGAACGGACCCACGATTGCGAAATCCAGGTGCGGGCGAATCTGGTCTGTCCAGAGGCGGGCCCGTGTGCCGGGCGTGTCCAGCGGCAGACGCTCACGCAGGTCGTACGTGCCGTTCACCAGTTGGCCGGCATCGTGGCCCGTATAAATCCCCGCCGTCCAATCCGGCCGCAAGGCGTGGATCATGCAGAGGAACCAGTAGAGCGAGACCGCCTGGGACATCGGCTCACCCCCACTCACGCTGATTCCCTCGGTGGCGGATGGCGCCTCGCGGACGATGCGGGACGCCAGGCCGGACGGGTCAACCTCTTCGCCGGAGTTGAACGGCCAGAGCGCGGTATTGAAGCACCCCCGGCAACCGATTCCACATCCGGCCAGGTAGATCACCGTTCTGAGGTTCGGCCCGTTGACGCGCGAGCCGTGCAAAACAGAGTACAGCCTCACAGCGTCTCGCGCTCCCTCTCGCTCACGGTCTCATCCCAGAACTCGGGCTTGGATGTCTCTTCGATCAGCACGTCGCCGCGGGCGAAGGAGTCGGTTACATCCTTGCAGCCCTGGCCATGGAAGTTGAACGTTTCGATTTTGTGGCTTCCGTCGCCACGTACCGTGATGACGACGCGTTTTCCAAATGCGTTCGGTATCGGCATTAGTTACTCCCTCACGTCGAACGCCAAGACGCGCTCGATGGTTCCGTCCGGTTGCTGGACATCCTCGGCCCCACAAAAAACAAGGCCCTGCGAAAGCGCCCAGGCCATGTCGTACTGCTCGGTGTAGGCGCGGGTCACCGATTGCATCCATGTCCCGGTCTTGTACTGGTCCAGCCGGTCCATGTCCATGCCATCGCATACGACTTGGAACGTGCCGTCCGGTTGCCGGGTGAATCCGAGATCGCCGAAGCTGTACGCGCCGTCATGGCGGCGGTAAGATCCCGGCAGCGTTCCCAACTGCGGGTCCGTCTTGCGGATGATAACCTCCGCGAAGGCGTCCTGGTCCGCCGTGTACATCGACAGGCGTTGCGGTGTGGCGTATTGCTCGACGGTGTACCCCATCGAGCGAAGGGAGCTGACAAGCAAGTCAGCGTCCGTTATTGTTGATCGAAAAACAGCTATGTGGGACATTCGTTTCCTTTCCTGGCTCTCGCTCGCGCCCATTCAAGGAAGCGAGCGCCTTTGATTACAGAGTTGATAGAGCGGTTGCTTCTCCTGGAATTGCATGGTTTACAAATCGGGCGCAAGTTACAAGGGAAATCGAGAACCTTACCTTTTCCGCTAGCCTGAATTTTCGCGCCAAATAGTCAGCTAACATTTGGGCACCATCTACCGGAATTTCAGAACCAGCCGTCGACCGTCCCACCAGGGAATGGGCGTGGACCCCTGACCGAAGCCGGCTGCGAGCAACAGGGGATTATGGGCGCGCTTGGGCAGCGTCACTTCGACGTGTTTGTCGGTGATCTCGACCTCGGCTGGGCTGTTCAGGAAATGGCGGAACAGTTGGCGGGATTGCGCGGATTCATATCCAGCCAGCCGCCGGCTTAGCATTCGATATAGTCCACTGGCGACTTCGGTCAGAGTGACGTCGAAATCGATCTTCAGGCGGACCGCCGAGCTCAACGCATCCAGATGAAAGAACTGGACTGCGTCGGCCAGCCCGTTCTCGATCAACATCCGTTGCGCGTAGCGGGTAATGCGTTTCGCCGCCGACGTGCGCAAATCGTTGGTGAGCAGCACCGTGGGTTCCTCGTGTCCCAAGTCGGTGATCAACATTTGCCGAATCGGGCCATCATAATCGCGCAAGCTCACCTGCTGGTCGACGACCTTGGGATTCTGGTACATGCGATGCGGCACATCGAGGTGGACCGTACGCCAGGCTGACCGTGGTGTATTCGCCACTTCGCGCAGGATCGCGGGCGATCGGCGGCGCAGGGTCATGAAGGTGATGCCCATCTGGTTCAGGCGGTTCAGCTTGGCGTACGTGGTCAGCTTGGAGTCAAAGACCAACTCGGGCGGCAGTTCGCCATAGGCCGTCTTCCAGAATTTGACGAAATCCAGAACCGCATCGGCTTGATCCTGTTTGAGCAAATCGGCTTTGGAGTAACAGAACACATGGCTTTCGGCATCCTGCGCGAGAAAGACCAGAATCGACTTTTGGCTGCGGCTGCGTTTGGAGAGGTAATGCCGCTCCACAAACTCGTCGGCGCCGAAGAACGGAATCGAGTGGAAATCCAGATTGAAGCTCTCGCCCTTCAGTAAGTTCTTCTGCCGCAAAGCGCCGATCCAGAGTTTGCGGAGCTTCTCGTTGGTTTTGGGTGAAAAGCTATGCGAGTAGGTCTCCAGGTAGGTCGTCTTGGGCACGACGTTCAACCCGGCAAACAGAGCCAGTCCTTCATCGAAGACCAGATCCATGACATGGTTTTTGCGTTCGGTGCTGGAGAGCTTCAGTCCCAGTATGGAAAGCCATGCCTGAGCGGCCGGGATCATTCTGCTGCCGGGGTAACCGGCCTGCCAAACCAGGCCGGGCAAGTCGCAATCCACCAGCAGGGGTAGAAACAAGAACAGGCCGCCGAGCTGAGTCGTGAAGCGGCGCGGGGCAAGAGAAAACTCACGGCAATCGGCGACGGCAGCGGCCGTGGGAAGGAGCGTCGCCGGCCGTTCTCCATCCTGACGCCGAGGCAAGCGGGCAAAGCCTTCATCGTGCAAGATCTCCCAGATAGCGGTGGCACTCAAGGGAGTCTGCTGGGCATTGAGGGCGCTCTCGATGTCGTAGATGGAGAGGTTCTGCTTGCGCATCCCCAGAATCAGTTGGCGGACGGCATCTTTCTTGGGCTGGCTGTGGGGGCCATGCCTGAGTTCACGGAAGAAGTCGGGCTTGGAGCGGCGGAAATGATGGCACAAAACGCGGAAGGATCCGGCAGTATAGCCAAAGCGGCCGGAGACGTCAGCAGAGGAAAGGCCTTCGACGAAGTAGGCCCGGAGGGCCTCATACTGGCGCTGGGCTGGGGAAGTGGGTTCGAGGAAGAAACGGGATTCGGAGTTGACAGTAGCGGTGTTCTTAAAGCGATATATTGTAGCAGGCCGTAAAGTCATCGCGGCCTCTTTTTGCAGTGCGGTTCATGCGCCCGCCGTTCCCGCGCAGACAACTTCTTCAGACACCACGGGCAGGGAGCGAGCAATGGCGGCCGGCCCCTGCCTTTCAATTTAGTAGCCATGACTTTATTGTGGCACAAATTCACAATCATGTAAAGCGCCTCTACTCTAGGCGGATGTTTCGCTTTCTGGTGGCGGCAATCGCCGGCGGCTTATCATTGCCGCGTCCGTAGGTATAGCATCCAGGGTAGCTGGCAGACAGGAAGCGCCCGCTGGATTCCCTGCGTAGTTTGTCGATGGATTCGGCGTCGGTGCTGATGGCGTGGGTGATGTACTGCGCGGCATACAGCAGGGGCTTGCGCAACCTCCACGCAGCGGAACAGCACGCCTTGATCTCTCGGCCATTCCACCCGGTGTCATCGGGGCGCTTCTGTTTGGGGTCGAGCTTGAAGTGGCGCAACCAAACATCCCAGATACCGGGGCGCTCGGTTTCGTCAGGGAGATCGACATAGAACGTCCCCAAAGTGAAGCGACCCTTCAATTGCGGAGTCAGTTGGCTGACGGCGTTACAGGTTGCGATGAACAGTGCGTGCCCCTGGCTGATAGCGTCAACCACATCGAGGCAGGCATTGAGGTTTTCATTCGAACTGCCGACGAACTTCGACTCCATCTTGCTGATGTCGAAGATTATCAGCGGGCGCTTGGTTTCCCCGGCCAGCGCCTTTGGGAAAGCCGTCTTCCCAGTACCGGTCGGGCCTACCTCGATGATGCCAGAATACCCCTTGTTCTCCATGCGTGCGAGAAGGGTACCGTGCATCTTCTGTGTGGTTCCGCTGGATTCGCCGCCGGATCCGTCGGCGCCGCTGCCGGCCAGCGCATCGTTGATTTCGTCGATGAGCACAATGGCGCGGAATGGGTCTTCTCCGGTGGCAATGTCCAGGCCGAACTGCTTCAATACGGCATTGCCAGCATACATCGCGTACGTTTCGGGTCCGCTGTACACCGAAAGGCCGTTGGTCTGTTCGATCAATGACTTCTTTCTGGCCCATGTTGCTGTCGTATCCAGGGACACTCCATCGGGCCCCTTGGTGAAACTGAGCGCGATGGATTGCTCGGCACTGAACGCTGGCAGCCCGCACACGGCATCCACGGCGGCGGTGCGGATGGCAGGTGGCGGAGCGGGAAGGCCCATAGCCTGAAAGAGTTCGTCAACGATTTCGCCCAACTCTTCGAGGGTGGGAAGCTCTTCAGCGAGCGGCAGAGCATCCCGCAGGCCGGCCGGGATAGTGGCGCCCATGTCGGTGAGCATGATGAGCGTGCGGAAGTTGCCCTTGAACGGGTCGCGCAGGTTCCACGCGGCCTGCACCGTGGGGGCCTTGTCCCACTGCCATTGCATATTCTGGACAATGAGCAGGCTGTTGTCCGGCAGGCCGCCGGCGGCTTCGAGCGTGTTCACGATGTTGATCGTGGCGCGGCCCAACTCGGATTTGAATCGGTCGAGTTCATCGGCGCGCCTGGGGACCGGCGCGGTGGCCTTCTTGGCCAGCACCTTCCATGCTACTTCCAGGCCGGGCTCGTTGGCCCACTGGACGCCGCGCACGCAGTCCCATACGAGGATGGGCGGCACGGTGCCGTTGCTCACGGCGCCCTTGATGGTCTCGATGGTCATGGCTTGGTCCGGGGTCTTGACGGCGATCAGGGGGCTTCCGCAACGGAGTGCGGCCTTCAGCGCCCGGGTGAATAGGGTGTTTGCCATTTCGTTCAGCCTCTCTTGGCGGCATATCGCCGCAGCTTTTTGACAACTGCTTCCAACTCGGTGTGTTCGTTCCGGTCGGGGAAGGATTGGAATGTCTCACGCTGGCAGCATTCGCAGGTGCGAGACGTCAGGTTGAGCGTGGCCATGTGGCCCTCGATCAGGAGCGCGGCGTCCTCCAGTGGGGTGGTGGCGCGGACCAAACTCATATCCCTTAACCGCTTGGCGATGCGGTCATCGTGGTGGCAGATGCACACGCACGTCTGGAGGTCAGCCGGCAGGGTCTGGCCGCAGCCGCAGTCCTTGCAGCAGCGGCGCTTGTGGATCACGGGGCTCATTGGGCCAGCGCCTTCCTGACGGTCTCAAGCGGGATCGGGCGCGTCTCAACGTGCCAGTCGCAGTGCTTGGGGATGGCCTGCCAGTAGACCTCCTGGGATGTGATTACCATCCGGTCGCACTCGGTGCGCGCCATGAGGTTTTCGGAGATATCGGGGGCCGCTTCGACCTCGATGAAGTCCGGGCCATCGCCCAGCACGCCCATGAGGTTTTCGGGGAGCCCGTCGACGAACATCGCCTCGGCCCCAAAGAAGTGCATTTCGGTGAGCGACGGGTCTTTCCATTGGACGGTCTCGAAGTGTTCCCACCGGCGCTGGATCTCTTCGGCCAACTCCTTGGTCAGGTCCAGGAAGGCGTATTCGCATCCGTCGGCGTACTCGTTTGTGGAATAGGTGTTCAGCAGAAGTTTCATCGTCCAATCCTCCGTGGCTGGTTTCCGTTGCCCCGCCAGACGGCGCCAAAGACCACCAGCCAAATCACCACCGCCGATAGCAGGGGATGGTTGACGAACATGTCGGCGAGCCAATCGAGCAGGATCATAGCGCCCGCCTGGTGGCGGCAGCCACGGGGATAGGCCGCGCCATCTCGGAGCGCTTGGATTCCCAAGCGCGAACCGCTTTGGCGTCCGCCAGGGCTTGTAGGGCCTGGCGGTGTCGCTCGTTTTCTTGTTTGCTCATATCATTCTCCTCTTCCCGGCTGGACGCCGGGTCTTCTTCCACGGGACCCGCAAACCGTGAGGAAGCGGGCAGTCCTCGGTGAGGTATGCTCGCCGGGGCGCTCTTGATTGGCCGGATTTCCCGGCCCGCTGCATGGATCACCTCCTCACGACACGGCGTATCGGATTTTCCCCGCCCAGGTAGCGCAGGTGATGACCTGATCGCCGATTTTCAGCACGTTTTTGTCGATTTCAATGCGCCCGACCGGACTCCACAGGTCCACCTGGGAGCACATTTCTGGGTGGCATATTTTGATGGAAATACGCTCGATTCTCTCCACATTATCCTCCGTTTTTGCACTTACCGCAGATCTTCAGGTCCACATCGTCCGGGTGCGGGAAACTCACGCACTTGGGGCAACCGTGCGTCCCGCATTCCTCGCACCGCCACGTGTCGATCTCGGCGGTCGCAATCGCCAGCCTGGAGCCTCCGTAAGAGTCTAGATCCAGGTCCACATCGCACTCGATCAGCGCGTAGCACTCGGGGCATTCGAGCGCCACAGTTGTCGGAATGCGCACGTGATAATAGGGCCAGCGCCCATTAGTCGCGCTCATATTCTCTCTCCGGAGGGCCGGGATCTTCCATCTCGAACTTTGCCACCGCGAGCGTGAGTATGTGGTTTTCGGCCTTCTCCACATCCCACTTGCGCACCGTGAGGCCAGGAATTTCGTGCTTCACCTCGCCGCAGTTGTCATCCAGGTAATCCTGCGCCGCGGTTCGGTAGGCTGAGCCAAGCGCAATAGCCAGCCCGTCTCCGATGGCCGCGCGCTCTTCCGGGGTGAGTTCCACGACGATATTGCCGTAGACTCCCTCGACGAACCAGCGAGAAGCGAGTGGCCCCCCGCCGGCCCCGCTGGGGTAATCGCCGGGATCGTCCCAGCGCTCCAAGTGAGTCTTGAGTGTGCTGCTGATTGTCTTCACGTTGTCATCCTCCGGCGCTCGGTCAGTCTACGCGGCATTGGACACCCCCTTTCGTGTCATCTTGTGCTCGACTCGGAATTTTCCGTCCACGCCAAAGTGATGCCGCACGAAAATCATCTCGAATGCGGGCCACGATACAGCGAAAGCATCAACCGCCATTGACGCGCCCTCTTTATTGGCTCGCGCGATAACGTCGCGGACTTCGCCGTCCTGGACTACGCAGGTTTCATACCACGTATGTGCTGACATTGTCTTCTCCTCTTCCCGGCTTCGAACGGGCCGCTTGTGCGGGCTGCATTACGGCGCGGTCCTCCACTCCGCGCCGTCGTCTGCATTCTACGCGTACCATTACCGATGGCCCGTTGATGTGCTGGCTTAATCTCCTTCTCCCCAATGCCCCAGCGGGCGGGGGTATACCGGAGTGGAGCAACGCATGTTGATGGCGTTAATGCGACACCACTCACGATCCGGGTCCACTTTCGCCGCTGGCACGATGCCAGACGGATGACCTCCAGCGGCCTCCATCTCGGAGCGCTTGGATTCCCAAGCGCGAACCGCTTTGGCGTCCGCCAGGGCTTGTAGGGCCTGGCGGTGTCGCTCGTTTTCTTGTTTGCTCATAATTAAAGAATACCATGACCAACTGTATTTTGCAATAGTTTTTCGTGGATTCGTTTAACACACTATATCTTGCGTGTTTTCATTAACAACGGAAGGCGGAGCCGCGAAATATATTGAAAACGATAGCGAACTATGGCAAAATAATGCCATGGATATTCCGAAGACGCTACGCAGCATCGCGGAAGTAATCGAACAGCGTGAGGCCAAACTCCAGAGCACGCCCCGGTATCGCGGCCGGCCGGCGGTCCCCACGGACTGCCCCAAGTGCCACGTGCCGCAACCAAGTTGGCGGGCCGCGCAGCGTCATTGCACGCAGGGTAGACCGACTGGAAGGCCCAGGAAGACGGTTATCGTGCCAAATGACCCAACATGAGGGGCTGCGGTGTGTGTGTCCACCCAAAACCATTGACAGCGCTGTAATGTGGTGATATTCTCAACGCAGATGCAAGGTTGTCACCCACAGCCCGTGGTGGTTATCCCGATGGACGCCTGGTATATCAAGCGCGCGGCCGATCTGGACTTGGAAGAGCTTGCCGAAGCCTACCAGGCCGTCGCCCCCGTGTGCGAGGACGACCAGCGCCAGGAACCCGAGCGGGTGCAGTGGTGGCCGGAAGCGGCCTAGCGGCCTGCCTGCCGCCTCCTCTCCTGCGCTCGCGCGCGCCGCTCGACGCGGCACTCCATGCAGGTGCATTTCGGGTTCGCCTCATCGTGCAGCACCGTCCGCGGCCGGCCCGGGCTCTGCCGGAACTTCGTCGGATCCGCTTTCCTGCGCGCCTCTCGGGTCGCGTATTGGTAGACCACCTGGTCTGGGATTACCGCGCCGCACTCTGCACATCGCAACCCGGCCGATTCCATTTTCGCCTTCATAGTAATCAGAATACCGGAAACGAGCACCTTTTCGCATTGGATATTTTCAGGCATCCGCGTCTTTTTGTTGACAAGCCGCGCGCCTGCGGGTTAGGATTATCTCCAGAATGTCGGATCAAACACCACATCAGTGGAGCCTGTCAACATTCTGACGCGCTGGCCGTCCGGCAGCACGCCAGACTATAACGCCGACAATCGACGCTATAGCTTTCCCTTCCAGCCGCCCAACCCCAAACATCCATGACAATACCGCCGAAAACGCTCTGGTCAAGACTCCTGGCGTGCGAGTCGGTCAGGCTCAAGAACGATCAGGGCGACTTCGTGGCCGTCATCTCCGGATCGGAGGCGCGGACGCTCGCCGGGCACGGCCTGATTGAAGGCGTGGTGTCCAGGCCGGGCGGCCCCGTTCGCTTCGTGCGGTATCTGAATGCGCGGGCCAAAACTGTCGACGATGCCATGTTCCGCATAGGCAAGGCGGCGCCAGAGGTCTACGAGTCGCACTCCACGGCCTTCTGCCGCGACAACCTGCGGGTGTACCATGAAGCGGTCTGCCAGCCGATCATACGGCGGGACTTCTCCGGCGACGATCACCCCGTAGTCGACGGCGAAACCAAGGACGTCATCAGCCACGTGTACGCGTTCGCACTGCTTCGCCGGTCAGACGGACGGTCGAACCACATGGCGGAACTTCAGCGCACCAGGGCCCTCACGGCGCCACTGGCCGGCGCGGTGGTGGAGCGGTAATGGCCAAGGTGGTTCCGATCAAGCCTACGCCCCCGGTGCGCCGGTACGTGGTGGTGGCGAAAACCGGCCAAGGCAAGAGCCACGTGCTGGCGCGGGAAGTGGGGAGACGGGCTTCGAAATGAAGGACGGGAGGGTGAAGGGCGCAAAGAAGTCGAAGGCGGCGCCGGCCACCGGGCAACCTCCGGCAGAACAGCAGTCCGCGGCGGCGCTCGCGTCTCAGAACTACGAGCTGGTCCCCATCGACTCGATCAAGCCGCACCCCCGCAACGTGAATGTCGGGAATGTGGAAGAGATCGTCAAGTCCATCCGGAAGAACGAGTTCTACGGCGCCTGCAATGTGCAGCGGTCGACGGGCTACATCCTGGCTGGCAAGCATCGGTGGCTGGGCGCGAAGGAATGCGGCCTGACCCACATCCCGGTTATCTGGATCGAATGCAGCGACCGGGCTGCGCTGCGGATTATGTTGGCCGACAACAGAACCACCCGGCTCGGCGCGGACAACGACTCCCTCCTGGCGGGCCTGCTGCTGGAAATCAAAACGGACGTCGGCGACCTGATCGGAACCGGGTTCGATGACGATTTCTTCCAGGACCTGATGCACGCGCAGGGGCTGGATACGCCGGGGCTCACGGATGAGGATGCAGTTCCAGAGCCGCCAGCGGAGCCGGTGTCGCGGCTGGGTGATCTCTGGATCATGTCGAGCGGCAACGGCGCGGGCCACAGGTTATTGTGCGGCGACTCCACGAAGGCCGATGACGTGGCGCGGCTGATGGGCGGGGAAAAGGCGGATATGGTGTTCACTGATCCGCCGTACAACGCAGATTACAAATGGCTCCAAGTTCGATTTCGCTCTTTTTCATGGCATCATGATCATTGCTCTGTTCCACCGGGTAATCAAGCACAAAATGCAGCAGTTTCAACAATTTAGGCGATGCTTAAGCGAAGGTCGCGGCCGGACGTGTGAATGAGCGCAACCACCAGCAACCTGGTGCACGCCGTGTCCTGCTGCGACTGTCGGGACATAGCGGCGGTCCAGCGGCTCCTGGGCGGGCGGAAGGCAAACGTGGTGATCACAAGCCCACCGTACGCCCAGCAGCGCGAGTACGACGCCACCAGCGGGTTCAAGCCCATCCCGCCGGATCAGTATGTGGCGTGGTTCAAGGACGTGGCGGCGGTCATTGAGCAAGTGCTGGCACCGGACGGTTCCTACTTCCTGAACATCAAGGCGCACGCCGATGAGGGCGAGCGGAATCTCTACGTGATGGATCTGGTGCTGGCGCACCGGCGTCAGTGGGGATGGCGCTTCGTCGACGAGTTCTGCTGGCGCAAGACCGACAACGGCGTGCCGGGCGGTTGGGGAAATCGATTCAAGAACGCGTTCGAACCCATCTACCATTTCTGCCGCCAGCAGCAGATTAAGTTCCGGCCCAAGGCGGTCGGGCACAAGTCGGAGGATTGCTTCGGCTACAATCCGAACAACCCGAAATCGACTTCCGGCAGCGGACTGCTTGGCACGGGGCCGCGCGGCGCGGCGGCTGACGGCGGCAAGAACCAGAGCGCATGGCAACGCAGCCGCAGCAGCCTGTCCGACGATTCCGAAGGACGCCATGCGGGTGTCGCGCGGCCTTCCAACGTGATCGAGGTCCGCACGGAGTCCGGTCAGGGATCGCACTCCGCTCCGTTCCCACGCGCGCTCGTCGAGTTCTTCCTGCTGGCGTTCAGCGACGCCGGCGACGTGGTGTTCGATCCGTTCTGTGGATCAGGTACCACGCTTGCGGCCGCCTATGGCCTCGGGCGTTCTGCATTCGGTTGTGAAATCAGTCCAGCCTACACCGATGTGATAGTGAAGCGCATCGAGAAGTTGTCAAGCCAGAATTTCAGGTTGGCGGGCGACGGCCGGGCGTTCACCGAGATGGAACCTGTGCGGAAAGCGGCGCCGCGAGGTATAGTGGCAGCGTGACCCCAGAAGACCGCCAACTCCGCATAGCCCGCTACAGGGCAGAGGCAGCGGAAGCGGAGCGTATGCTTCGGGATGGCGCACCGGATGAGGGGAATCTCCTGATCTGGTGGACCGACGCGCTGCGGGAAGCGGAGCGGCTGGAAGCCATCGAGCCCGCGAAGGGGTAGACTGGAGGTATGGCCAACCGGCACGGCAGAGCGGTGCTTCCGTGGGGAAAATACAAGGGCGTGCGCATCCGCCTTGTACCGGACGATTACCTGTCGTTCCTCACCACCACGGTGATTCTCCAGGATTCCAAGTGGGACTGGCTCAGGGAAAGCCTACTGGCCGAGCTTCGGCATCGCGGCTTCCGAGCGGACCTGGCGGATGAGCCCACTTCCGATTTTGCCGGCGCAATAGAGGGAGAAAAGCAGGAAGTGCTGGTTCTGGAAGCGCCGCGGCATCGCCGGGCCTTCTGCCTCTGATTCGCAGGTTTTGCAGGTTTTGCAGGTTCTGACGTAGCGAGCGGGTGTTCGAGTCCCGAGTGCGCTGTTGGTTTAGCCTCAGCGTGTATAGAGTGGGACCTCCGCCCCGCTCCCTGACGTCAAGAAAAGGCCGGGTGCGCAATTTCCGATTACTGCCGCTACTTCAAGTGCGGCCAGCGGTTGCGCGCCCGGCATACACTTTCCGCCATTTCTTCACCTGTGAGGTATATGGGCCTCCGTAACCCATTGAAAGCAGGTAGCCACCTTTCGGAAGTGCTGAGTATATTGCGAGGTATATATACCCGATGGGAAGCGGACGAAACAAGCGCCGGCGGGCGCACGCACTACGCGAGAAGTTCCGACGGCGCCAGTTCGCAGGGGTGGCGTCAAATCAACCGGCTGTAGGGCCGGATATCCCATCCCCGTCCGGCGTCCCGCTCCTCGATGCACCGCTGCAACTCGGAAGCCTCGATGATGTGGCCCTGGTAGACGTGGAGCACGTCCGGGCCGCCGCGGCGGAGTAGTTCCACAGCAATGGCGCGGTGCCGGTGGCAGTCGCCGGGCGCCTCTTCCTTGCAGAGCAGCAGCAGGCGCATCGGCGATGGCCTAGTCAATAACCAGTCGTAGCCGTCTTTGGTGGGACCGTCCCCCCGGCCGCCCAGGTGCTGGCCTTCCCAGCGATAGCGATACCCCAGCAGCGCAGCCAATTGCTTCCCGCCGAACCCCGGTCGTCGGCTGTTGGGTATCGACCGCACATCCACCAGCAGGTCGATCTGGAGTTTGTCCATAATCGCTACCAGTTCCTCCGGGCGGAGATGGTCGTATCCGATACTCAGGACAGTGGGCTGCTTCACTTGCCACCCTTCCCGGCGAACAAGCGATCCAGCTCCGCGCCGGGGATGCGCACCAGCTTCGTGCCGCCGGGGTGGATGAACTCCAGTTCCTTTCGTTTCAGCATCCGGTTAATGGTGCTAAGCGAGATGCCGGTCATCGTAGCGACTTCCGCTTTGGTATAGAGAATACGCTTTAGCGGGATATTCACGTCGTCGGACATGCCTCATTATGGCACACGGTGACATAACATGGTAATGGCAACCAGAAAAGCGCAATCTTCCCCGAAACAATACAAAAGAAGTCCACAATGGCCGTTCGCGCTCTTAACCTAACCCGCAAAGACATCCAGGCCCTCTGTGCCGGCCGCACCAACGAGCAGATCGGGGATGCTGTACGCCACATGCTGGCGCCGGGCAAGAAGCGGAAGGAACTCGATCTCGACAAGCTGGTGCGGATGCGGATGGCGGGCTGCACCATCCCGGAGATTGCGGCCGAGCTGAATGTGAGCGAGAAGACGGTGGACAATCGGCTGCGCGACGATCCACTGTTTCGGGACATGTACACCCGCGGGGATGAGCGGGGCAAGGCGGCCATCCGGATGAAGCAGTTCCACAAGGCTGTCCTGGAGGGTGACCTGGGCGCGCTGATCTGGGCTGGCAAGAACCGACTGAAGCAGGCGGACAAGCAGGAGATCTCCGGGGCCGGCGGCACGCCGCTGTTCGACGTAGCGGCATTCCGGGCAATGACGGACGCTGCGGTGTCGGCGGCCAAGGACCATGGCGACAAGAGCGAAGCAGACGAAGCAGACCAGGAAGGCTGAGGCCCCATCGCTTGCCGACCAGGCGACGTTGCGGATGGATCCGGTAGGATTCGCCAAGGGCGCACTGGGGCATGACGTCTGGGGACTGCCGGCACAGATACTGCGCAGCGTCGCCAAGAACCGGCGCACGGCGGTAAAGAGTTGCCATAGCTCAGCCAAGACGTTCACGGCCGCCGAGATCACGCTCTGGTGGATCACGCATTACCCGGACGGCATCGCCATCACCACGGCGCCCACATGGATTCAGGTGAAGAAGTTGCTGTGGGGGGAGATTCGGAAGTCGCTCATCGCTTCGAAGGTGAAGTACCCGAAGCCGATGGGTAGCGATTTCACCGAACTGAAGTTGAGCGAGGGAAACTACGCGCTTGGGCTCAGCACCAATGAAGGCGTGCGGTTCCAGGGGTTCCACGCGGCCCACATTCTGTTCGTGCTCGATGAGGCACCCGGCGTGGACACGGCCATCTGGGAAGCCATCGAGGGAGCGGCGGCCGGCGGCCACGTCAGCATCTTGGCCATCGGCAACCCAATCATAGCGAGCGGGCCATTCCATGCGGCGTTCCATGAGAACCGGGACAACTGGAAGACGTTCACGATTTCGGCCTTCGACACGCCGAACCTCCAGGGCCTGAAGATCACCCACGGGACCACCACACTGGGAGATCCGAACGGGCGCGACCTGCTGACGCTTTCCGAGGAAGAACTGGACAGGAACCCGCTGCCGTACCTGACTACCAGGCGCTGGGTGAAAGAGAAGTTCTTCGAGTGGGGGCCAGGGCATCCGCTGTGGGATTCCAAGGTCATTGGCGAGTTCCCTGAGCAGTCGGAAGACGCACTGCTATCGCTCCGTTGGCTGGAAGCCGCGCGCCTCGCGGAACTGCCGGCCGAAGGGAAGGCTCGTTTCGGATTGGACGTGGCAGGTCCGGGCGAGGATGAGACGGTGCTGGTGGGGCGCCGCAGCTCGCGCGTGATACTGAGCAAGGCATGGGGGCAAGCGGATCCACGTGGCGATGTAATTGCGGAGTTGATGCCGTTCTTCAAGGCCGGTGAGCTGGAGTCGGTGAATGTGGACTCCATCGGCATTGGCTGGGGCATGTACCTGCACCTGCGGGACATCTTCGGTTCCGAGATTGTCCATGCAGTGAACGTCGGGGAAGCGCCGCAAGACGCCGAGCGCTTCGCCAATCTGAAAGCCGAGGTCTACTGGGGACTGCGGCTGCGGTTCCAGCAGGGCGACGTGGCTGGGCTCACAGATGAGCGCACGCAGGGCCAGTTGTCGGGCATCCGGTATAAGCATAACCCCCGCGGCCAGATTATCATTGAGTCGAAGGACGATGCGCGCAAACGCGGCGTACGATCTCCAGACCGTGCTGAGGCGTGGATGCTCTGCTTCGCCAAGCGAGAGATCACTCTTGGCCTGCTGGACTACGTGGCATCGCAAGAAGCCCACGCGATAGAGCGGGCGTCCGATCCGGCGATGGCGCGCGAGGAAGATGAGCAGAAGCGCGCAGAGCAGCGGGCAGAGTTGAAGCGCCTGGCAGATGAGGACCGCATGAAGGTATCGAAACTGACGCAGGCGGGCACGCTGATGAAGCCGGTGACGACGCCGGCAGACGGGAAGAACCCGACGCCGACGTGTGGCAAGTGCGGGAGCACAGCGCCGCTGACCAGGATACCGGGCGGCCGGCGCTGCCCGAACTGCGGGGAGCAGGTGCAGGACAAAGGCGTCGGGGTGCTGCCGCTGATGCCGTCCAGGGGCGATTTGCTCAAGTGATTTTTTTCTCTTGTATAACCGGGATATGCGACAAAAGGCGCTGATAGCATTGAAGTGTTTGGGGATCATGGCGCGCGAACAACGCACCATGCACTCAGACGAACTGAGTAAGGTGGCAGCCATGCCGCCGACGTTCACCCGCAAAGTATTGCAGGATCTGACGCACTACGGAATATTGGGATCTATGCGGGGCCCGGCGGGCGGGTTCTCGCTGATTCGGCCGGCAGCCACCATCGCGGATGTGATGACGGCGTGCGGCGAAGACCCGGCGGACCTGCCGTACGTCGGGGCGGAAGCATTCGGCGCGGCGGTGTTGTACCGGCGCAACACCACAATGGCGGACCTGGCGAAGAAGGCGCGGGGCCGGGGAGTGGCAGCATGATAACGGGGAAGTTGGACCCGATCACTTACCCGCCGCACTTGGAGCAGAGCGAGGTGGAGTGGTGGAAGCACCTGTACGCGATTGCGGCTGGCTCCGCTTCAGCTATCGACCCTCTTGCGCAAGCAGCGGCTGCACAAGGGCGACGGGGCCCACGCCTAATGCAAGCGCCGGCAGTATGGGCGGATCGCGGCGTCGAAGACCTGCGCGCCCGTACTCGTATCACCAACGGCCTCACCGTTCAGGAGATGGATGCGCTATGAGCGAGCCATCGAAAGAAGTCGCTGAAGATGCCGGCGCCCCCGTGTGCCGATTCTGCCAGCGGATGCTGGAGCGGTGGGCGAAGAGCGGGGTGGGATTGAATGCTGGCCCGTCGGGCCACTTCATCTGGCCTGGGCAGGCGGAGCGGCTGGCGGGGCAGTTGGCTGCTATCGAAGCGGGGCGGCGCGCATGACCCCGATCCCTCCAGCCGAGAGCCGGCAAGATCGCTACGCCGTGCGGGTGATCGAAGAGTTGCGGCGGTTGAGCGCGCTGATGGAAGAGATGCTGCTGGAACTGCGCGGCGCGAAGTTGGCGGCGCCTGCAACCCCAGCGCCTGGCCGCGAGGTAGTGCGCAAGGTGACTGAGACGCGGCCGGACGGGCGCACTGTGGTGAACCGGGTTCGGGAGGTGCGGCCATGAAGGTGGTTGCCACGCTGCGGGACGGCACCAGATACGCCTATCACATCCACGGGAACTTCGCGATGGTGCACTACGTGGGTGGCGAGTTCATGAATGGCTTCTACGAGATCACGCCCGATGATCCTCCGTCCGCTCCGCTGGATACGATGATCCCAGTTGGAAGAGACGCTTTCGAGGCCCTCTACGGGTGGTTACAGAGTGTCAACCATGTCCACACGGCCCAGTGGATAGTCTACGCCTCAGCTATCTGGCATTGGGCTGTATTGTCCGCCGACGCCGCGCCCAGGAAGTGCCCGCACGGTGTCTGGCCGCGAACAGACGGATTCGCGTTCGCCGGCGCGGTCTATGTCTGCGGGTGTTGCGGGAACGCGTATGGCACGCTGAACACGGGGAGTAGGCGATGTGGCGCGTGCGCGGAGGCGATACATGAACCCACACGATGGCCCTGCGGGGCGCTGGTTAAGCCCGAGGTGCAGTCGTGAGCGAGCGCACACATCTTGACGTGATCGGCGGGACTACAGGGAAGGCCACCGTGGCGACCGCCATACCCCAGCAGCCTCCGCCTCCCGCCGATACCAAGCAGGATCGCTACGCCGTGCTGGTGATTGAGGATCTTCGGCGGATGAGCGGGTTGCTGGAAGCGATGCTCACGGCACAGAATTACGAGTACGCTCAGCGGGCGTATGAAACCTACCTCACGCAGCATCCAGAGCGCATGGCTCCGCCATGGGGCGAACTATCTCAAGGGGATCGTGACTACTTTGCGCGGACTGAATCGGTAGTCGAACGCTACGTCACCGCGAGCGCGTGTAGGAAGGTGCGGGCATGAGCATGGAGGGGTTTGAAATCCCCGAAGGATTCATCGAAGCTACTCAAGCTCAGTTTCTCCGAGCGAGTACGGCGTTTGAGAAAGACATCAAGTTGGTAGAGTACGGGTGGCCCGTTGTGCGAGAAGTCGTGCCTACAGTGACACACCCGGATCTATGGCCTTGTCCCTGGGGTGTTGCGAATATTTCTCCAGGGGAAGAATGGCAGTGTTTCCTTCACCCGGATGTGGCCGAGCGGTTCCCGGAAGAGGCGCGGGCATGAGTTTCCGTTTCCATGACGCCTTCCGTACCACCGAGTCGGGTCTGTTGGTCCCGCAGGCAATGGGTCAATCTGCGGATGAAGACCGCCCGAAGATACTCGGGATTCCCGAAGATCGGACTGCGGAGCCGGGAGATCCCCGGCTGAGGCCCGGCTTTGTTCCTCAGCTTACTCACGATCTTGCTGCGAACCCAACCCCACCGCAGCAGCCGGCGCGCCCTGATCCGTCGGGCGTTGGGACGCGCCGGCCTCAATCGTACTCGCGGATGGTAATGGGGATGGGAGTGGATGCGGATAAGCCGCGGCACCACCGGAAGCGGGCGAAGCGCGACCCGAGGCGGAGGGGAGCGTGCTGATCGTGGCCATCGTTGCGGCTGTCTGCCTGCTGGCCGGGGTGGCATTGGCTATTGCCACCATAGGCGAAGACTTTGAGGTAATCGACCGATCATGATCTGGCGTTGGCTCGGCATCGCGCTACTCTCGTTCTTCCGGTTCATCTGGCCGGCACCGGCAGACTTCGGGCGCCGCATCAAGCCAAACCTGGCCTGCCCGGCGTGCGGCAACGAAGATGGGACGCTGCGGTTCGTGCGGCTCACTGGGGATCTATCGAAGCGTGGGGATGTGCGAGAGATCGCCTGTCCGAAGTGCTCAGCACGGGCGGTGAGCGCGATTCCCGAGGGCCTGCGGTGCGCGCAGTGCGGTGAGCAGTTCAGCATCGACGCCGACAAGACCATCGGGATGGTGATGCACGTATGCGGGGTGTGCCAGTTTGCGCACTACCTGAAGCCGGTGAGCGTGGCGCGGTGGCCGGCATGTTGAAAGGAATCATGGATCGAGTTCACTACGATGCGGTGCTGGCGGACCTGGAAGCCAGGCGAAAGAAGCTGGTAGAAGACAACGCCCAGGTGGTGAAGGATGGCGAGATTCAGAACCTTCCGCCGATGCGGCAAGACGATGCTCTGCCAATCCGGCGCACTTCGCAGTACGGAGACCTCCAGTGAGTTCTGGGCGCACTAAGCAGGTAGGGGCCGAAAGGCGCACAACCCGGGCTGCGGCCACATCGAATGGGCCGGGGCATCCTGCCAGATCCAATTACGATACAGCGCCCACCAAGATAGGGCCGAAGCACCTGAACTGGTTTCAGTTCGAGTGGCAGGCAGCCGACGGCAGAACGGTGACCCACGCGGTTGGCGACGAGCCGATCAGGAGCGCGCGGCGGTGACAACTTCCGAGCGGCTTCGGTTGCTTTCTTCTTTGAATTGTGGCACAATGTTGGTATGCCGAAAAGGGCCGGAGCGGGGCGAAAGAAATTAGTGCTTCCTTGCCCATTCTGCAGAATCAGTATGGGGTCGCGGGAACTCCGGAAACACCTACCCCACTGTCCAAAGAAGCCATGATTCGGTCATTTAAGTTGCGATTGAAGCCCACAAAGGCCCAACGCGATGCCTTTGAGGAGATCCTTGTGGATAGCTGCAATACCTACAATGCGGCGCTCCAGGCCAGGCGAGATGCGTGGGGAATCAACGGGGAACGACTCACCTATAATCATCAATGCCATCAGCTTGCGGGACTTCGGAAAATCCCCCAACTCTCTGTCATCTCATCCAAAATCCAACGCGAGCCATTACATCGCGTAGACCGAGCGTTTAAGGCGTTTTTCCGACGCTGTAAGTCGGGGGAGAATCCTGGCTATCCTCGGTTCCGGCCGACGTTCCGCTATAATTCGTTCGCCTGGAACGCTCCACGAATCCACGGGGATGCGTTGCTCGTTCCGAACCTTGGGCACGTCCGATTCAATGCACATCGTCCTCCCCAGGGGACGTTGAAGCAGGTCATCGTGAAGCGGATTGGCAATAGGTGGATCGCCCGTGCAATATACGATATCGGGCCTGCTCCTGAGAAGGCTGCCATATCAAATCCAGTTGGAATCGATCTCGGGTTGACTACGTTCGTCACACTCTCGGACGGGAGCGAAGTTCAGAACCCTCGCTTTATCCGTAAGCACGCCGAGCGAATTGCGCGAGAGCAAAAGAACCTGGCGCGCAAGGGGCGAGGGAGCAATAACCGTTTGCGGGCGAAGGAGCGGGTGCGGAGGGCGTATCAGCGCATGACGGATGCGCGCCGGAACTTCTGCCATCACGTCTCGAAAGAATTGGTGGGCCGGTATGATCTGATCGCCCACGAAAACCTGAAGATTCGCAGTATGGTGAGGGGTTTCCTCGCCAAGTCCATTCTCGATGCGGCATGGGGACAATTGCTATTTCAACTTGCGTACAAGGCTGAAAGCGCCGGTCGCTATGTTGTGGCAGTCAACCCCAAAGGCACAACCCAACGATGCAGCCAGTGTGACACCGTAGTCCCGAAGGGATTGCGCGACCGCTGGCACACATGCCCACAGTGCGGACTATCGATGGGACGTGACTTAAACGCCGCGCTGAACGTATTGAAATTAGCGCCCGGTAGGGGCGCTGTCGATGTTACGGCAGAAGGGTGAATATGGCCCATTACCCAAGGCTAAACCAGATAAGTAAGACCGTTGCTGGCCCGTCCATGATTCGGCAGGGATGGCAATGCCGGTTCTGCCGGCGGGAAGGTGTTGTGGAGTTCCGGCTGGTGGATGGCTCCCCGATGAGTTGGGCGATGACGGAAGCGCAGCACGCGGAGATGGCGCCGGGATGCGCGCGCGACCACGGCAGCCGCGGGATCTACGTGAAGGCGGGCACGGTGATATGAGGATCTTCCTGCGGATCGTTCGCCTGATCGCGTTACTGCCGAGCCGCTGGGATCGGCGGAGCCGAGGGGTGAAGTGAAGCGCACGGCGATTCCCAAGCGGCGGTCGAAGCCGCGGCGCGGGCCACTGCGGGATGCGGCATACCTCCACTGGCTCACCCGGACGCCCTGCTGTATCTGCGTTCGCGGCGTAGTGGATCTGCTGGAGAAGACGGAGTTCTCGGACTACCGGCGGTCGGACCCCGCGCATGGGCCCGTGAACGGCATGGGGTCGAAGGGCGCGGACAATGAGGCGGCGCCGCTATGCCGCCGGCATCACGACGAACTGGACGGCCACGCTAAGCTCCCGAATGGGCAGGTGGGGCGCAAGGCATTCGAGCGGTTCTACGATGTGGACCTGAAGGCCATTGCGGCGCGCTGCTGGGCGGCTTACCGGTATGTGAAGGCGGGGGCGGTTGCAATTTTCCCTTGCAATCCTCCCCGACCCGGTGTAGACTGAGTTTGGAATCGTTGCGGGGGCCACTGGCCGGTGCGTCACCATCGGCCACCCCGCGACACCGTGTGACGACGGTGGACCAAAACCTTATACCAATCGCCGCCTTGTTCGTTCTGCCGAAAGGCCCATACCTCGGTGTCCCAGGTGTGGATCTGTGGGACATGTCCCGTGATGCCCGCACGTATCCAGGCCCTTATCCCGTAGTGGCCCATCCTCCGTGTGAGCGTTGGGGCCGGTACTGGAGCGGGGGACCATCGGCGCGCGTGCGCCGGATCAAGGGAGACGACGAAGGGTGTTTCGCCTCGGCGCTTGCCTCTGTACGAAGATGGGGCGGCGTACTTGAGCATCCGGCAGCGTCATCAGCATGGGAAGCGTTTGGCCTGAACCGTCCCTACCGAGTGGGTTGGTGGATCAGCGCGGACTTCGAAGGCGGATGGACCTGCTGCGTCGATCAAGAACACTACGGGCATCGAGCCCAAAAAGCCACATGGCTTTATGCCTGTCACGCCGAGCTGCCGTCCCTGAGATGGGGAAAGGGAACCAGTAGGATCAGGCTGGAAGACGGATACCATTCTGCAGAAGAGCGCCGCCGCGCGATAAAGACCGGCGTGTGCCAGAGGCTGTCTCATCGAGAGCGCCTGGAAACCCCCATAGCTTTCCGAGACCTTTTGATTTCAATTGCAAGATCTGTATCGCCGGAGGTAATCCGGTGACTTCAGGATGCGGCGGGAGTCTTGCGCCGCGAGCAGCGGGTCCTCGACACAAGCGTAGATGCGCACCGTTGCAACCAGTTGCTGAGAGGGTCGGAATGAGACAAATTGGGAACCCGGTGGGAAACCGCTAACGGGGCCTCCTGCGGGGGCATCCCGTAGGGTAAAGAGCCTGAGACTGGCGCAAAGTTGGGATGGCGTCGGTCAGAACCAAGACTTCTCTCTCAGCTTTAGAGTTTACCCGGAACACCGGGCATGGGATGGAAAGACAAGCATCCCAAGGGCAGGTTTTCTTCAACAGCATGAAGCTCTTCTTCGTCACCCAGCAGAACGAGGGTCCAGCCAAATGGCGGGCGCTCATTCCAGCGAAGTACCTAGCGCGGCGCGGGCACGAAGTGCGGTTCTTCGGGGATGGCGGATGCGCACCCGAACATTATCTCCCGGATGTGGTGGTGTTCTTCCGGATGGATGCGAAGGACATGGAAGACGCGGTGCCATGGTGCAAGGCCAACGGAATCGGCATCGTGTTCGAGACGGACGATGCGCTGGATGCGGTGTCTGCCAGCAACCCGGCATACTGGAGTGCAAAGGTCCGGTTGGGGCGCTACGACTACCTGCTAGAGCAGGCGGATGTGGTGACCACCACCACCCCGCACCTGGCGGATCGGCTGTTCGAACAACGGGAACAGGCTGGATTGCCGCGCTGGCGCGACGTGTTTGTGCTGCCGAATAGCGTTGACCCCGAGGAATGGCCCACGGCCGCGGCGCTGAGGCCGCCACGCCCCGCTGGTGACCCTGGCCTACGGGTAGGATGGTCCGGCGGATCGAGCCACCTGAACGACCTGGGGAAGATCATTCCGGCGGTGCGAGATGCGCAGAAGCGGCGGCCGTTCACCTTCGTGGTGCAGGGCTTGCTCAGCGCTGAGGGAATCCCGGACGGCGGCGGGTTGGAAGACAAGTACCGCTGGCTGGCAGAGCAACACGGGCAGCCGTTCGTCGATTCGCCGTTCGCGATGGACTTCCGGTGGCTGTTGCAGCGCATTCGCGAGTGCGGCTTGAAGATCGAGTTTCACCCGTTCGTGATGGACGTGCGGGAACACGCCGCGGCGCTCGCTGCGCTGGACCTGGACATCGGGCTGGCGCCGCTGTTGGACTCGGAGTTCAACCGATGCAAGAGCGTTTTGAAGCACTACGAGTACAGCATGGTGGGCGCCGCCACGCTGGCATCGCGCGTTCCGCCGTATGATAGAGAAGTGCCAGTCACCGCGAAGAACAACCGGGGCGCGTGGGCGAATGCACTGGTGGCGTTGATCGATAGCGACCGGCAGGCGCTGGTGAAGTGGCAGCGCGAGTGGGTGCTGGCGGAACGCAATATGGAGCGCAACGTCGGGCTCTGGGAAGAGGCGTACCGGACGGCCGCGGAGAGCGCACAACTGCGGGTAGGGCGCGCGGTGGGATTCGAAGGGGGTTCGAAGCCACTGCGTTTCTTGATCTGGGGCTGGGACTACTCCACGGCAAGCGGCGGCGGCCTGGCGCTGCACCGTCTGGCGGATCGGCTGGCGGCCCTGGGGCATGAGGCGCGGATAACCTGCAAGCGCACGGCGCCAGGCTGGCTGGGCGAGCCAACAGACCGGCGCACTGTGGTGGACGAAGATGAGATTGCCATCTACCCGGAGATCGTTTGCGGCAACCCCTTCCAAGCGCAGCGTGTGGTGCGGTGGATACTGAACATCCCCGGGCTACTGGGTGGCGACGGGGTGTATGGGGCGGACGACCTGCTGATGCTCTGGTCGGAGGCGTACCGGACGCCGGTTACGCCGGCGCATCGCGTAGGCGGCCTGCTGACGGTCTGGCGGGACTACTCGGCATTCAAGGACATGGGTGGACCGCGGCGTGGAACCTGCTACGCTGTGCGCAAAGGGACTGGCAAGGTTCTGGATCAGCACCCGGCTGATGCGCTTTGTATTGACGATTACGACCGGCGCGGCAAGGACGATTACCTGATCTCGGTGTTCAACCGGCACGAGAGGTTCATCTGCTACGACCACGCCACGATGCTGAGCACACTGGCGGCGTTGTGCGGCTGCCCGACGCTGGTGGTGCCGGATGGAGTGCGGACGCGCGAGCAAGTTGAGGCGGACCAGGGCGGCCCGCTGAACGGGATTGCCTGGGGAATGGAAGATTGGGCGCGCGCGGTGGAAACACTGCCGACGGCGCGAGAAGGTCTTGAGCGGATGATTTCCGAGTCCACCCGGCAGGTGGATGAGTTCGCCGGGTTATGCAAGGGACTCTAAAGCTATGCTCGCCCAACTCGCCAATGCGGCCACCGCGGACAATCAGCAGGTGTTCTATAACCTGACGTTCATTGGCCTATCGGGGATACTCGGCGGAATCTGGATCTACATGCAGAAACAGTTTTCCGCGATCACGAAAAGGTCGGACGCCTCGGAGAAAATGGCGGCGGATTTTCGCGTGAGCGTTGAGGGGCGCTTTGCGACGCTGGCGCAGCAGATCAGTTCGCTGCCGGCCGACACGGCGCTTCAGATAGCCGAGTCATACGAGCGGGGCAGCAAAGCCGCGCGCGAGGCGTTTGTCCCCACGGCGCAATGCGCCCAGCGCGAAAAGGAAGTTGACCGCAGGCTGGACGGTATCGATAGCGTTGCGCGCACGGCCGCCCAGCACGCAGAGCGGGCCAACTACAGGATCGAGAATCTAGAGAATCCGCGCTAAGGGGTGACAAGGTGAACGACATGAATCGGCTTGAAGAAGTCACGCTTCGCGAGCATTTCGAAATTCACTGCGCAGAGCGCACGGCGCGACAGGACCGGGATGTTCTTGCTCTCAAGGAATTGATCCACGCGAACCTGGCCGCGCTCGACAAGCGGCTGGAGACCGAAGGGGCCGCGCTCGACAAGCGGATGGAGACTCTGAACAATTTCAGGGACGCCATGCGGGATTTGCAGGGCGGAGCGTTCACTCGGGTCGAACACGAGCAATACCAAAAGAGGGTTGAAGTTGATCTTCGAGCGTTGCGGGAGTTTAAGTCCGAACTCGACGGGCGGCGCGCGGAGATTGCAGGGAAAGCATCACAGGGGCAATTTCTACTAACCCTGGCAGTCTCGATCCTGTCGGCCCTCATAACCTTCTACTTTGGTGTGATTCACAAGTGAGATTTTCGGCTGAGATACGCGACGGCAAGGCCCTTTGGTACGATCCGCAGCGGGTGGCTGAGTTCATCCGGACGCTGGAAGGCCAGAGAGTCGCAATTGAGATTGAGCCATTCAAGGCGCGGCACACTGATGCGCAGCGCCGCTTCTATCGCGGGCCGGTGCTGAACGCGATTGCGGAAGCGACGGGTTATTCGACCGAAGAGGCACACGAGATTTTCCGCTTCATGTTCCTGAAAACGGAGAAGGACGGCAGGGAGTTCGCGCGCTCCACCGCCACATTGAGCAAGGAAGACTTCTCCGAATACCTGGACAAGGTGATTCGCTTCGCAGCCACCGAACTCCAGTGCGTGATTGAAGATCCGCGATAAGCGGGGAAACCGGCTAAGCCTTGCGAAGCCGATGACGGCGCTAAGGTGCGCGCCCCATAAGTTGGAAGTACCCGCCCCGCAACGATCCCAGCAGGCCGTGGTCGAGCCGGCGGCGCACAGCGACCTTAGCCGCTGAGCCGCCAGGGGCCGCTCAGAGTCCCGCACGGCCTGTTCGGTAATTCATAATGGCATTATCGGCCCGACCTATTCAGGCGGGACCAAACAAGGAGAAGCCAATGCAAAACGAAAGCAGCAAGATCAAACTGGTGGCCCGCGTCATCAGGGCGGAAATCAAGAAGTGGGACTACGATCAGCATAGGCTGGTAGACCAAAACGCGAACCCGCGCGCGATGACTGACCCGCAGCAAGCAGCGAGCGAAGTTGTCGAGGTGCGCGCCGTTGGAGAGTGGGGCGAGCAGCACTTCCCGGTGTCCCTGTTCATCACCGTTTATCCCGGTTGCGGGGCCATCCCGGTGACCGGAGATCACATAGCGATAACCGTTGAGCAGGCGCAATATCCGCTCACGGGAGGCGCTTCACTTGAAATCGCGATCCCGAAGCAAATGCCAGACCTATACTGACGGCGCTAAACCCTGGAATCACCTCATGGCCAAATCTCCGCTTGCGACAATTCGAAACATCGGCGGTCTCTCCGCCGCGCTCACGCGCCTGGGGCAAGCTGCTTCCGATGCCATCTATCGCCCGCCATCCGAGGTGATTCCAGGGATCGACACCAGCCTGTTCCCCAATCCAGGGCAGCCGGTGCGGCCGATTGCGCCGGCGGGCAGTGAGCCGCTGGCGTTTCCATTCCAGTACGCCACCAACCTGACGTACACGCCGCGCGCGGACGCAGAGTACAGCGCTGAAGATCTGAAGCGACTGGCGAAATATCCGCTCGCCTGGTGGTGTATCGAGAACGTCAAGGATATCGTTTCCGGGTTGGAGTGGCAGATCCAGCCGCGCATACAGTTCGGGGAGATGAAGGGCCAGCTTGAAGAGCGCGCGCGTGGTGACAAGAACATCGAGACGCTGACAAAGTTCTTCGAGCGCCCAGATGGCGAGCATTGCTGGTCAGAGTGGGTGCGGCCGTTGCTGGATGACATGCTGGTTTGTGATGCGCCAGCGGTCAGGGTGCGGAGAACTAAGAAGGGCGACGTAGCGCGGCTTGACGTATTACCTGGCCATGTGATTTGCCGCTACATCGACGCCAATGGCTACACTCCCCAGCCGCCGGCGCCGGCCTATGCGCAGCTCTGGGCAGGGATTCCTCGGGTGAACATGGACACCACCCAACTGGTCTACAAGCCGCGGAACATCGCGCCACGCAACACGCTTCAGAGTTACCTGTATGGGTCGGGGCCCGTAGAGCAGGCCGCCCCTGAAATCGAAGTCGGCATCAAGCGGCTAGAGTTTGTGACGTTGAACTACACGGCCGGCGCCATTCCGGGGATGCTGCAAGTGGTACCTCCCGGCACGGACATCAAGGACATTGAGACCGCGATGAAGTGGATGAACTCGCGGTTGGCGGGGGACCTTGCGGCGCGGCAGCAGTTCCAGATGGCGCAGGGGTTCAATAAGAACGGGGCAGACCAGTTCATTCAGACCCAAGAGAAGGCACTGGCAGACCCATTCGACGATCTGCACATCCGGAAGATCTGCTTCGCGTTTGGGACGTCACCACAGCGCCTCCTGAAAATGATGAACCGCGCCTGCCATTCGGCGGATACAGAAACGCTCACCGAGAATGGCTGGAAACTGTTCGGCGATATCGCTGACGGGGAGAAGGTAGCTCAGTTCGATCCCATCACTGGTGGGATGGAGTTCGTTGTCCCCGAGGAGCGGTTCCTGTACCCTTATTCTGGCGAAATGGTCCATTTCACCAGCCAGAATGTCGATGTTCTCGTAACCCCAGAGCACAACATGTGGGCGCGGCAATTCAATGGCCGCAAGCGCGCGTGGTCTGAGTTCCGCAAGGTGCGTGCCGGGGCAGTTAAGCGCCCAGTGAAGTTCGAGGCGTCTGCTGTGTTCGCCGGAAGGGAAGTTGAGACTTTCGAGATCCCTGCTGTTCATCTCGGGCAAGCCAAGTTGACGCTGGAACAGATGGACTCAATTCGCTCCGAAGTGGGGATGACGCAGGAGGCTATCGGCCGAAAGTACGGAGTGTCTGGCCCAACAGTGTGTCTGGTGCAGAATAGGGTAGGCGCCAGGAACGGTTGTGTGCGCCCAGGCTTCACGGTCAAGATGGATGACTGGCTTGAATTCCTCGGATATTATCTGTCTGAGGGCGGCCTGTCCCACTCGAAGCGGCACTATCTCCTGACGTTATGCCAGAAGGACGCGGCGAACGTCGCAAAAATTGAAGCTTGCTTGTCTCGGCTGCCGTTCAAGTGGAGTCGGTATCCAGTGCAATCCGATGGCGTGACCCGCTGGAATGTTTATGGGAAGCCGCTCTGCGAATACCTGATGCGGAATACGGGCGGCTATTGTTTTGACAAACACATCCCGCGTGAATTTCTAAAGTTATCGATTCGGCAAGTGCGGATTCTATTCGATGCCATGATGCTCGGAGATGGTTCCTGGGTGCCAGGAAAGGAAGGTGCTACCGGTTCATACGCTACATCCTCCCCGCGCTTGCGGGACGATGTTCAGGAGATGGCATTTAAATTGGGGTACTGCGCTGCTTCCGCTGTTAACCGTGGGGAACACCCGGGATTGACCCGTATCCACCATGCCATGTATCGGGTGAATTTATGCCTGCGAGAAGAGCACATTCTGTGGACTACTCACAACATCAGGCGAGAGAACTACGACGGGCCAGTGTGGTGCTTCAAGGTACCTACGGGGCTGTTTGTCACACGCCGCAACGGCAAGATCGCCATTCACGGGAACAGTAGCCAGAGCAATCAAGAGGCGGCGCAAGAAGAGGGCACGAAGCCTTGGGCGACGTGGCTCTTCAGGGTATTCATGAACTACATCCTGCAAGTGCAGATGGGGTTCGACGGGTACGAGTTTGGCTTCTCGATGGAAACTCAGACCGATCCGGTGCAGGCGGCGACGGCGGCTCAGATCAGGATAACGGCTCTCATGTCGTCACCGAACGACGAACTGAAGGCGCTGGGTCGCGATCCGCGGCCGGAGCCCGAGGCGGACAAACTGGGCTGGCCCACGCCCGCCGGCTGGATGGCCATCACTCAGCACGCCCCCGAGGGCGGCGCGATGCCTGGCGCCCCAGGCGGGCCGGGAAGCGGCGCTCCTGAGACGAAACCCGTTGAACCTGGCGCGAAACCGCCCAAGGGTGAGACGAAGCCGGCCGCCGATGAGACGCCGAAGCCGAAAGCGTTACTGTTGATCGAAGGGTTGCAGAAGGCCGTCGATTGGCAGTTCACCCCGCGCGCGGCCGCCATTGAGATCCGGAAGGCCATCGCCGGGCTGGAAGACGTAAAAAAAAACGAACCACTCGACTCACCTACTGACCGGCTGGCGCTACTGAAGGCCATAGAGGGGCTGGAGTGGCTGGCGAAGTACTCGGACGATCAGCCGCGGGTTCCAGCCGGCCAGCCAGGCGGGGGAGAGTTTGGTAGTGGCGGTGGCTCCAGTGCGTTGGTCTCGGCACCCGAAAATCGGAAGGACTGGCCTGCGCATATTCAGGAGTTGAAACTCCCGCCGGCATGGACAGGCGTCCGCATCAACCCCGATCCGAAGGCTGCGCTGCAAGCTATCGGAAAAGACGCCAAGGGCCGCGACCAGTACGTGTACTCGAAGGAGTTTCAGGATTCGCAATCGGCCGCCAAGTTTGCGCGTATTCAGGAATTGGACAGTAAGTTCGACAAGATTCGCGCGGAGAATGATGCCAACCTGAGGTCGGCCGATGGGAGGACAGCGGAACACGCCGAATGCGCGAGCCTGGTCATGTCGATGGGCATCCGGCCTGGCTCGGAGGAGGATACGCGGGCCAAGGTGCAGGCTTACGGAGCCACCACGCTATTGGGCCGCCACGTGGTACAGGAAGGCGAGCAGACCTATCTGCGGTTCACAGGAAAGAAGGGCGTAAATATCAATCTTCCGGTGAGTGACTCGAAGATAGCTGGGATGATTAGGGATCGAGCTGCGGCGGCGGGACCAGACGGTCAACTATTCCCGCATGTGTCGGGGACATCGCTGCTTGAGTACACCCACCAGTTCGATGGCGGCGGGTTCAAAACCAAGGATTTTCGGACGTTGCTCGGAACGCGTGAGGCCGCAATCAAACTGGGATCGATGCGGGCTCCATCCACACAGAAGGAATACGTGAAGGCCGTACGCGCGGTGGCGGAGCATGTATCCAGTCGGCTGGGGAATACGCCAACGGTGGCCCTAACTTCCTATATTCATCCCGCCGTATTCGCTCCATGGCGGGCGCGGCTGGCGGCATGAACGGTGTTTGTGCCATCCGCCGGATCGAAGCCAAGTAGGGCTACCGTATCGGCCGGCGTGGGCGTCAACTCAGAATCATCGTCTGCGGAGCTGTCTACGGCTTTCGGGCCGCGCCAGTCAATCGGCGGATCCTGAGCGTTTCCGAAATGGGCATCAGGCAGTATTGGCATTGTATCCTCGTGGTTGCGGGGGCTTTCCTACCCCCGCTTGATGGGCATCACCCCAAAGGCTACGCGGGCCTGGAGTCCGCCAGAGTGGCGGCGATGGGCCACTACGAAGACCGTAATAATTCGGGGGTATCGATGTCGAGAGGCCGCGCTGCCGGGGCTATGCTGCTGCGGCCATGCGGCGCGGTCCTCCATGCCGCGCCGGCAGTGCGTTATCAGATTCGTTTACCCAATTTGCGCTCCATTCTCCATTTGCGCCGCAGAGCATTTTGTTTCCGCGCGCATCCTGCACACCGCCAGCGCCGAGAGTGTTTGAGCCGATGGTCACAATCAATGCAACGGCCTTCCATTCGTCTTCGCGCGCGGGTGGCCTTGGCCCGCAAAGTACTATTGGCCATGCGGATTTTCGGCAATCGCTCACTCCGCATAGAGCACATGGCGTTCCGATTCGGCCACGCCCTCCAGGTTGCCGGCCGCAATCCATTCGTCGATCTCACGCTCCCATCCGAGGATGATATCCACGGCAGCCTCTTCGGCCATGTTTGCGCACTGTTCGATCTCGCCATCGTCCAGGCCGGTGTAATCACGGCTACCCTGGAGCACTTCGAGGCTGAGGGTGTGCGGGATGCGCTTATAATACTCGTCCGGGGAGCAGCACCACGATATCTCTTTATCCACATCCACGGAGCCATTCGGCCTCACGCGGAGATAGAGTTTTGGTGCGCTGTTCCCGGTGCGCAGGATGTCGGCTACTGCGGCGGTAATCGTTCGGAGCAACTCATTTTGTGTCATTTTGATCTCCTCGGCCAGTTGATGTGCTGGCCTAATAGTATTATTGCAAATTCCACCCCTTTTTGCAACCAGAACCAGCAGAAAATGGCGAAGGTGTGGCGAAGGTAGCGTTAAATCGTAAAGTATTGAAAATACAGGAATTATGAGCCTACTGGATGCACATTTCGGCGAGGTTTCGGCCGCACTGGACTGGCGCGCCCCAGAGTTTGCCGATGAGTCTCCCGATGACGATTCGCAGCTGAACCCCACGCCTTCCGATGTGGTGGGGATTCTCGGATTCGACCCGCGCGAGTTCGAGGGCCCCGGCGACGAAGGGAAGGTGCTCAAGGCCGGGGAGCGAGAGGCGCTCCCGCTGGCTGGAAGCGAAGTCATCAATGTGCATGGCCGCCGGCTGCGCAAGGCCGCCAGCCTGCCCCCACTCCAGCGCGGCGGCCCCACGGTAGACAGGGCCCGGCGCCAGTTCCAGGCAAAGCTGGGGGAGTTCCTGCGGGATGCCGCGGCGAAGATCGCCAGGCGCGTGCTGCTGGTCGGTGAGTCGGCTGAGAAGGTTTCGAAGGCCGATGCGAAGCCCAAACTGACGCCAGCCCAGATTGCCGCGATGCAGGCGCTGCAAGCGGATGAGGTGCTCCACATCGACTGGGACGACCTGATTCCCGAGGCGGAAGCGGCGCTCACCACCATCGCGGAGGCCGGCGGGTACCAGGCGCTGGCCCAACTGGAGATCCGCGACACGGACGTTATCAGCGAAGTGAATTCCATCGCGGGCAAGTGGGCGCATGAGCGCGCGGCGGAGATGGTGGGCAAGAAGTGGGTCGATGGGAAGCTGGTCGACAACCCGAATGCTCAGTGGGCTATTTCAGAGAGCACGCGCGACAGCCTGCGTAGCGTGATAGAGGACGCGTTCAGTCGCAATACCGGGATGCGGGAACTCAGTTCCGCCATCCAGGAGGCTGGCGCCTTCAGCGAGTCGCGGGCCATGATGATTGCGAAGACCGAGGCGCTCCTGGCGGAAAATCGCGGGAACCTTCAGGGGTGGCAGGCCGGCGGGGTGGAAACCATCTCCTGGACATGCTCAGAGGATCACGATGACAATTCCGACTGTTCGTGTCTTGAACTTGAGGAAAATTCCCCCTATCCAGTGGATGCCGTACCTGATCTTCCCCACCCTGGCTGTTGGTGCACATTGTCTGTTGACCGCCTGACCGGAGAGCCCGCAGAAGACGACGAAGACTGACGAAGGAGTCACATCATGAGATCCACCCTGCTTTTCCTGGCGCTGGCGTTCACCGCACTTGCGCAGCCGGCCATCTACACCGCCTACGACAGCGGGACGCTATCGACGCAGGCCACCACCCTGACTGTGCAGCACACGGCCGGATCGGTCAAGAACGTCACCATTGTGGGGGTGTACGTCGAGTGTGCGTCTTGCTCGGTGCAACTCTCACGCAGTGGGACCGCGGCAAGCACCACGATCACGGCGACGGCGCCGCAGTCGAAGGGAACGGCCAACTCCGAGGCGCAAGCCTACAAGACATCGAACGTTGGGGCAGGCACGAACCTGGGGCAGCCGTACGCGATCACTGGATGGAAAAGCATCGCCCTATCCACTGTGCTGGCGCGCGGGGTTGCGGACAACTTCAATGTCTCCATCGCGTCGACCTCTGGGGCCTACGCTATCCTGATCCAGTACACGGAGAACTGACATGCGGTGGACACTCCTGATCTTTGCGACGTGTTGCGGCATAGGATTTGCCCAAGTCCCCAAGCCGGGGAGTGTCACCGTCAACCTCAGCACCATCCCTTGCGTCAGCACGCCACCGCAGATTTCGGCGCCACTCGGGACGCTTTGCTACATCGGACCCGCGATCTATCTTTGCACCGGAGCGGTGAATGTCACCACGTGCTCCGTGCCGGGCGACTGGACGTTGCAGCCATCTTCCGGCGCCGTTCGAACCGGGAGCATCACGGTAGTCCCGCTGGCAACCCCGGCAGCCCCCAGCGTGACGTCCACCTGTGTGGGGACATGCGCAACAACGTACTCTTACGGGGTAGTGGCATACTTGCCCGATGGATCGTCTACGCAGGTTGGGGCACTGACCACGATCACAAGCGGTCCCGCGTCTTTGGCGGCCTACCCGAATCACATCGTGCTGCCCGGCGAAACGGGCGCGACCAGTTGCGCGTTGGCGAGGATGTCGGGCGGCGCGACCACCGGGGTTATCACCTCCACCATCGGATCGTTGTGCAACGCCAGCATCGTGGACGATGGCCTGACGGCGAGCGGTAGTTCCCCAGCGGTAAACACCACGGGGCTGGTCACAGGGACGGTGGAAGGGAATGCCGCCACCGCGACGGCTTTGGCAGCTAATGGGGCCAACTGTAGTGCCGGGAATTTCGCGGCGGGAGTTGATGCATCCGGCGCGGCAGAGGGCTGCGCGGTTCCGGCTGGGACGTATAGCTTACCTACAGCCTCCGATTCCGTCAAGGGAGGCGTCACCATGAGCACCGCAACGTCAAGCGTTGCGGTGGCGACAGATGATGCGCGCAATAACAACTCACGGTTCCCTACTGCACACGCATCGTCTCACCAAAACGGTGGCAATGATGAGATCGCCACAGCCACTCCAGCCGCCAACGCAATTCCAAAAGCGGGCAGCGGCGGTACGCTGGCGAGCGGCTGGATACCAATAGGGACGACATCCAGTACAGTGTCCGTCGGTAACGATCCCCGATTCGTCAAGCGTATCCTCTGGTCCAACACCTTCATGGACACGCCGGAGTCCGATGCAACGAGCGGTTACCGGGCATTCGGAACGGGCGGAGCAACGACATACTTTTCGTTTGACATATTGGCGGACTGGCCAGGCGCGCTTACGCTCAATCTGACCGGCTGGAGCACTACGGCCACGCTTGCTCCGACGATTACGATATAGCATGTGTGCATATCGTCCGGGAGCACCGCCATGAAGAGTTACGCGCACCCGCAGAGCGTAACAGTCGCACCGGCCGCGGCAAGCGGAAGATCGGCGGCAACTCCATTGGCGCTGGACCTCACGGGTTGCGCGGCGGGCTCGGAGTATTTCGGGGCGTTGAGCGTGGCGGGGAATACCACAGCTTTCAACCTTTTGCGGGCCTGGGTGACGGAGTAAAAGACAATGCGTATACGAAACTTCTTGATGATTGCCATGGCCGCTTGCGCCACAGCCTTTGGCCAGCTTCCGAATGCCGGAACCTATCCTCCGGTCGGTATCCCTTGCGTGGGCACGCCCGGAGCGACCCCTGGTGCGCTTAATCAGATCTGCCTGGCAAGCGGCACTCCCTACGTGTGCCTCGGGACCGTGACGGGCGGAAAGTGCGCTGTAGCGGGCGATTGGGCGATCCCTCCTGCATCCGGCGCTCCCCCTACAGGTCCCGCATCCGGTGCTCTCACAGGCAACTACCCCAGCCCGACGCTCGCAGCGCAGCTAACATTGGGTACGGCAACGAACCCTGGGAATGAGATTACACTTGGCACCACTGCAACAGATTCCGCCGCTCTTGGCCCTGAGTTGACCACCAGCGGGACGTGCAGCGGCACAGGTTGGACAGGCACGTTCCCGAACTACGTTGCGCCTGGTACGACAGCGCCGCTCACATGCACGGGGTTTACCAGCGGGAATTTTTACCAGACGGTGACGACGATTGGTGCAGGCGGGTCTGGTGCGGTGACGATTGCGATCGGGACGGCCCAAACTGCTAGTGGATCGAGTGGAACAGTGACGGCGGGACTGAAGGCTAACGGGACATCGCTGACGTACACTCCGGCGGCGACGTATACGGGGACCATCGGCATCAGCGCGAAGTTGATTACGCCGATTTCGATGTTCTCCTACACGGGGAAGGATTCGACAGGGGCAGTGTCGTTTCAGGCGCTATATCAAGGGCTAGCGTCTCTGTATAACACGTTTTCCGGTGGGGGCGGGTCTTACAACACCACGGGCAGCTACAACAGCGCGCAGGGGTACTATGCCCTCTTTTCCAACACCACCGGATACCAGAACAGCGCCCAGGGGGTCTCCGCCCTCAACACCAACACCACAGGCAACTACAACAGCGCGCAGGGGTATGCCGCCCTCTACTCCAACACCACAGGCAGCTACAACAGCGCGCAGGGGTATGCCGCCCTCTACGCCAACACCACGGGCAGCTACAACAGCGCCCAGGGGGCCTATGCCCTCGCCGCCAACACCACCGGATACCAGAACAGCGCCCAGGGGGTCTCCGCCCTCAACGCCAACACCACCGGATACCAGAACAGCGCCCAGGGGGTCAATGCCCTCTTTTCCAACACCACAGGCAGCAACAACAGCGCCCAGGGGGTCAATGCCCTCTTTTCCAACACCACAGGCAGCAACAACAGTGCGCAGGGGGTCTCCGCCCTCTACGCCAACACCACAGGCGGCAGCAACAGTGCGCAGGGGGTCTCCGCCCTCTACGCCAACACCACAGGCAGCTACAACAGTGCGCAGGGGGTCCAAGCAGGTTATACCGCGACATCGGCAAATGCCAACAAGACCGGCTCAAATAATAGCTGGTATGGCTATAATTCCGGGCCGGGCTCAGCCACGCAGTACAACTACCAGTCGGTCATCGGTGCAGCGGCAACGGGCACTTGCAGCAATTGCGTAGTACTCGGGCGTACAGGGGGACTTGACACGATATACGCCGGAGACTCCGGGGTCGATCCGATGGTGGTTTTGGCACTGGCGACAACTCCGGTGTTGACAACCAATCTGAAGACCTGCACGGCAACCACTGGGATTCCG